AGATGAAGCAAAAGAGAAAGCTTATCGGCAAAATAGAAGCGAATTGTACGAGGAAAATGGTTTTGACGAGTATATGGTCGCCGGAATATCGAGCCAGGTAATGGATGTAGAAGAAATAGAGGAGGAACAAGCATGAACAAAGCTAAAGTCATAGCAGAAATAAAGAATGGATTAGTTGCACTTCTTTGGAGTCTGCCAGTTATCATTTGGGTGATTTGGTCTTATGGGAAGTTCGTACGCAGCTAGTACCCAGCAAGGATGTTGGATTCTGATAAAAGTATCAGAGTAGCTGCGTTCATGACTTGTTTCATCATGAAGCATATCAAAGTTAATCCCCCTTGTAAACGAAAACAAGGGGGTTCCGGACTATAAGGATTTTCAGTATGAAGAACTGAGCTTATAGTATACAGGAATTATCAAGATTGTGTTTTATCCCTATTCATCCACTTATTTAAGCACGCTAACCCACAAAAGTTTAAATCCTTCTTAAGCTCAGGAGATATCATCATATCTGTGACAGCACCACCTTTTTTAAAAGCATCCCACGTTGGTATCTGTCTATTTCTTAAAGTAAGAGACCAATCTACCGAATTGCCAGTCGTACTTAAATCATTCTCACATTGGTCACATAGGACTTTATTCATTCATTACCCCATCGCGCATTTGCCGCTTTCTTAGCTATTTGCCTTCTTTTGAAAGGTGATAGTTTCTCTGCTCTTGCAATTCCACCAGCCCTTTGAGGGTTTGTGGTACTCAGTTGTTTTGAGATTATGCATTCCATATTTTTTTAAATTAATAATAATCCGGGAGCCCCGTTTCTTATGCGGGGCTCCCCCCCGTTTCCCGGCTTTTGATTTATATGAAGTTTTTTAATTTTTAAGATTAAAAAAAACACTTTCCCCTTATTTCCCCCTGTTACACGATGTTCCAAGGATTCGGGATCGTGCCGGATTCTTCAAATCTTTGAATCATTAACTCGACTCGTTTCACCAATTTAACAGGAACAGACATTTCTCTGTACTTCACCTCACACCCCCCCGCTAACTTCTTCTTCCATGCTAAGTACTTCTTCTGCCTATATTCCTTATCTCTAGCCTTCAATTCGGACACCAGAGGCTTATCAGAGTCGCTTAACTTCCAATGTAGCTCTAGCGGTCGATACTTGGCATGCGTTCTCTCTTCGGCAGTTACGGGGCATACAATCTCCCCATCTAATCCGATTCGATGAGAATACTCTTTAATCATACCAGCTCTATAAGATAATGAACTCGTATAGATTCTAAGTGCTGACCGTATCAAGCTAATAGATAATTCTTCATCAGCTAACTTAGATAATGCTAATAGCTCTTGGAAGATATCCTTCTTCAATGGCTTCTCATAGCCTGGAGTAAAGAAACATAGTGGATATTTCTTTCTTAAGCCCTCTAAATAAATAAGACCACTTTCAAAATGGTTAGTGGTCATTAGTAGGGTCGTGTGTACTTTCTTAATCATTCCTTGCTCCTTAAATATTCGTTTAACTTCTCATCTAAAACTTGTAACGCCTTCTCTGGTATCTTTCGCTCTCTCACTTCTTTAATAATCCCATCAGCCATCATGAAATACATCGTTGATTTGGAAGGGATAAAAATACCGACTATAAGACAAAAGACAAAAGCATAAGCGCATTTTCTAAGCAGTGACCTACCTATTTGGTTATCACTACATGTAAAATTATCTTCTCCTTTCAAGATGGTTATAAATAAAAAAATAGTAGGGATAAAAAGAACTACACAAACAAGCGCTAGTAAGCCATTTACATTCGACATTAAATCAATTATATAAACCTGTAATCCAATCGTGTTTTCAATACTCATTTCATTTCACCCCATTCTTAGAATCCGCAGCGCCAATAATACAAAATCCCGTCAACAAAACTAGAGCCATTATTAAAAAAATTCCCAAGATATAAGTCATCGCTTCCGCTCCTCTTTATAAATTGGCTTCTCTAAGAACTTTAACGTCCTATTGATATCCCGAATCATCTCTTTGTTCTGGTCGATATATCGCTCTATCGAAAACAATAACTCATTTGTCACATTTCGATTATGCTCTAAAATCCCTCTAAACATGTTAACCTCCTTTTAAAATGCGTTTACCGCTTCTAAATCAAGTCCTTCTATCTCAAACGCTAATTTAAACATATGATTAGCGATAGCTCTTAATTCTTCTGACGTTAAAGCAATATTCATTTCACCCTCTTCAGCGTCTTGAATAGACAATAGAACTACTCGCGCATCATCCGTTCTGCTTATTACAACTGATTCTTCTTCGGTCACTTTAAAAACAGTTAAAGAATGACACAATTCTTTCGTAACCAGTATCTTCTCTCTATCTTCTCGTTTAACTATTTCCATCTTTAACTCCTGATAATTCCCATGCTGCTAATCCCATTTCTGCATCTGTTAATGGTCTAAGAATCAAAACCATATCTTTAGGTTTTCTATGTGGGTCACTCTCTTCTATATAATGAACAAATTCTTCATAATCAATACAATAACCCCCATTAGGCATTCTATTAATCGCATTAATAAGCTCATTTAATATAGCCTTTCTATCCAATTCATTCCATCTCACAGAAATACAGCAATCATTCTTTCTATAAACATGAAATATCAACTCTACGTCTACCCTTGGATAAAGTTGTTTTATCCTATCTCGCATTGGCGACGCGGTCATTTGACTTCCTAATTTCTTCTTCATCCTAAATACTCCTACAGTACATACTGTGACTATACATCTAATATTTCATCTTGTCAAATGTTTTTTAATAATATTTTTTTCTTTTTCGCCATTTACAGAATGCACTATAGGAATACATCAATAAAAGATATGACCCTACCCGATACCATGACCATTCATCCAGATTAGGGCAATCCATAATGTGATGATTCAAACAGATGATAGCTATTATGATAGAAGCTATACTTTCAATCAATAATATATTCCTGAGGAATAATCTTAGGACTTCCTCAAATTGGTCGTTCATTGTAGTCCTTGATAGCCACATAGGCATGCAAGAGAGTTGCATCTCGATTTCCATCAGGTGTTAGTAGCTGTTCGCTGAGTTTCTTTATCTTTGGCATATACTTCTGTACCAATTGTCTTCCTAGCCCTGTTACCTGATAAACATTACATCTTTGGTCATTCGTCTTAACCATCTCTACGTATTTCTTCTCGCTCATAACCTGCATGGCTCTGCTGATAGTTGAACGCTCATAGAAAAGCTCAGCGCCTATCATCGTATGATTATCTAATGGCGTATTACAGAGATGTGCTAGCATAAAGAAGCTGCCGGACTTAAGTCCTACTTCTTCTCTAATAATAGCATTAGCCTTTAACATCAGCTTTCTATGTAATAAATCTAATTGGAAGATAATATTATCCTGGTATGTCATCGTTACTGCTCCTTTGAGAAGGGTGAATATTCTTCTCTCTAAAATCTATATCAAATTTTAATAATCTATTTGAAAACTCTTCATTGACAAATATATGTTTTACGTTACAACAAAAGCTACAGCTAATCAGAAGATATCGCTGGGCAAAACTAATCTGTCCTAATACACTACCTGCTAGAATAGTTGGAAAGTCTTTAGAATGTACATTCCAATTATGATTTTTACATATCTCACAAACATGTAACCCTTTGGTAATATTCTTAAGATGTTGCGTTAAGAAATCATGACGTTCATCTAAATACTTTTCCTCCCAGGACTTCTGCTTAGGGAATGAGATTACGTTATCGGTCATGAGCGACAAACCACCGGATAACCATCAGCATTCACTCTAAGAGAGCCACAATCATTTTCTTCATCTTTATAGACAACTATTTCTCTATTAACAATGCTTAATAATATCTCTAGAGAAGTACCGAATTGGTCGACTCTACATAAATCAACGCTTCCATCGTCCTCAATTAATCTTAAAGTCATCACTTCAAAATCTTCACCTTCCCATACCTTATATCTCATTTCAAATGCTCCTTATTTTAAACAATCCTTCAGCTCTTTTTGTTTAAGAGCGTCTCTCACTAACTGTTCTTGTGGAAAAATAATTTCAACGCCAGTTTGTTTTTCAACCATTTCTTCAGCCATCTTTGCAAATGGGCTTGTGTAATCAATAATATGAAACATAGATAGCATAAGAATAACAAAACAGATAAATAAGAATATATTTTTAGCCATGACTAGAAGTTCATTTAATTTCATTTGATTTCCCTCGATTACCATTAAGAGCGCTTCCCTATGAACTCGTAATAATTTTTCAAGAAATCATCCTTTGTTGCACTACCCTTCTCTGTATTCCAAAACGATTTGTAGTAAGACCAAATACCATTTATATCATCATACTGAGGGAGTGAGCCTGGTTTTAACCAGTAATTAAGACGAGCCATTAGAGTTGCATAACGAAAATTATACACCATTTCAATGCCTTCTGGATAATTATTGAAATTAAAAATCGATGTCACTTTACTTTTTTTAATTGGCAAATGTCCTTTAACAATAGGGGTATTCCCTACTTTCCCATCAACGTTATCTTCTGGAAAATATCGAGACACTACATTGTCATGCGTGGCTGCTTCCATTTGAAATGGCCCTAATCCTCCTTTCCAAAATATGCCAGAATTTCCTTGTTGGATAATATACTTACAACCAAGCGTTTCATGCGCCATCGTAGCCACTAATATCTCTTCAGCATTCCTAGCAGCCCCAATCCCATAGGCAGACAAGTCACTCAAGACTGGCTGAATAATACATTGACGGAATTGTGTATTCGATATCACTTAACTAACCTCCATCCTCTGAGATAGGCAATCAGAATAATTACTTCAATGACACCACAACAAAGAAAGATGTGTATATGTGTCACGATGCTCTCCCAAGCGCGTATTCAATACCATCTTTAACAAGCTCTAACTCTGTATCGTCTTTAAAATTCCTTAAGTTGGTTAAGCCTAAATATTCCTTTACCACTTCTATTCCTTCTTTCGATGTCCTAAATAAAATACATTCATAACCGATTTCTTTAAATATAAATATCTTCTTAGTCTGATGCTCGGTTAACTTACCCTTATCTGATTTGCATTCTAGGTACAGACCATGATGCTTCTTGGTCGGAATAGAGAGGAATAAATCGGGTATTCCAGGGGTAACACCTTGAGCTTTTAGACTGATTGCTTCTAACTTATGTCGACTTCCTCCATTAGGAATGGCGAACAAATATTGACGAACTGCCGGATACAGACTAAGCTCCGTGACAAATGATTTCTGTATATGGGATTCAGTCATAACACATCCTTGGTGAATCGCTGCTTCCTCGATGAAACGTTAGGAAAGGAAGCAGCAAACTCATAACCCCTTTAATTTATCCAGCAATGACGCTAATGCAAACGCTAATATAATACCACCTACTACCCATAAACATAATTCATCCATCGGAATCGAGTCGGGCATTTAGGAATTTCTCCATGGCTGATTTCTGTCTATGATTGTAAATGCACTCAATCCATTTGTCAAATAATATTTGGTCACTGAGTAAATCTTTTTTCTCTGTCTCGTCCATTCCTTTGAGTACCTCTGATTCTGTTAGATTACTCTCTTTCAGCTTTCTTTCCAGGACAGTCTTGGAGACGGGGCGATGCTCCATAGAGGCTATCCAGTCGGCTAATTGTTCTTGGGATGATTTTTTGGTCATGGTTCATTTTACCTAGTTTTAAAAAAAGATTGGTCTATTTTTATAGGGTTTTTTATAAAAATAATCATTTTCTGGGTGATGAAAAATCTGAATGGGAGAAAGTGATGCCATGCTGGATAAAATAACAGAAGCATTATTGATTCGATTTGATAGCAATAATACTGCTAGTTTTATGAACAGTATGGCATGAGTTTTCCCCCTTAAGATTTTGACAAATGGGGATATCTCTAAAACCTCGTATAATTCGATTCTAGCCATTTTAAATCCTGCCAGTACAATTTATCGGTTTGAAATCAATAAACGCCCCCTGTCCAGAATTGGATGGATTCTAAGCCTGTCCGCTCGATGACAAATTAGTTATCTGTTCTACCGTTTTATCCTCTAAAACCACTGTATAAAAAAGACTGGGAATATAAATTTGAAAATTCATTGGTACGCCTGGCGGGCTAAATCCATATTATTTAGCCCGCCAGGCGGGCTAAATGGTTTTTATTTGGCCCGCCTGGCGGGCCAAATAGCCACTTTTCGTCATTTATTTGCCCCGCCTGGCGTACCGTATATATATACCAGTATCTACTCAAAGTTTGCCGAGCCACCACGTAGGCCATTGTGCCAACTATGAGCGGGTGCATCGGTAGACGAAACTCCAAAGTCATAAACCTTTTTTAAATCCTCGTTGACGGAGTAAGTCGTCAAAGCATAAAGGGACGTCTTCTTTCGATTCCCTACTCTTGTTATCGCAATCCATCTACCTAGCAACAATTCATCCTTAGCTTTGTAAAGCGTATCTTTGGATTTCCATCCCCTCTTTGTCATAACTTGCCAGCAAATAGTAAGAGAACCGTTGTTAAACCCGTTGTACTGAGACATTAAATCGATAAGAAGTTTAAGAGCAAATACAGAAAGATTACAAAATTCCTCACTGTTGCAAACAAAGTGAGGAATTTTTATAAAGCCACTAGCTCCGCGCTTCTTCCTATATTTGTCCATTTTCTTACTCATATCTACCTAACTCATCAAAAAATGAAAGCGGAATACTAAAAATGTTATTTAAGAAACCAAAATCACCAATCCCTAATATTTCTTCATAAATAACAATGCTAAGAGAGCTTCGTGGAAGCTTAGTTGGTCTTTCAAATTCCTTGGTGAAAGATTTGTTTTGAGAATATTTAACAACATTTAAAATAATGGTATTCATCGCATGTTGTTGATTTTTACATTCTTTCAGAGAGGAAAATAAGATAGCGTTTTTGACGGCAGCCCAAATGAATGAAAATATCCTAGAGAGTGAAAACTTGGGGATAAGTTTTCTGAGCTCATCCTTTATGTGAGCTGTTATTTTATAATCAAATTTATAAGAATTGCAGGTAAATAAAAGAAATTCTTCACACTCAGAAAGTGCCAAATCCTCCATTATCCCTATAATTTCATTACCATCACTCGTTGAAATCAACTTCTTAATATGATTCTGTAACAAATAGTAATTTTCTTTTCTTTCTGACTCAGGGCTGCCAAGCGCAGATTCTAAAATTTCATTTGACGATGATCTAATGGCAGAAAGAAGATATATTCCATCGGTAATCCCAATTTTATCTATCTCGCACGTCACAAGGTGCCCCCCACAAAAAAATAATGGTTGAAAATTTTATTTGTTTGTGCCATTATGCAGGGATAGCAAGTCGCTGCATGCGCGAAGGAGGTTGACCTTGTTCGCGCAGATGGCCTAAACGAATTAAACCAGAATAGCACCAAGACCTACCCCCTACAAGAGCGATAATCTAATAGTTGAATAGCTTTTATTTAGCAGTTCGTCGGGATTTCCGACAAGCTCAAATCTCTTCCTCATCCACCTCTATATGCGTCCCTTCAGGATAAAATGGCTCTATCTGAAATTGGGGCGTGTTTAAGTAAAAATAGAAATTGAGTTGAACCTGACTAATAGCATAAGCCAGAATTATGGAGATAATTCCAAAGAAAAAGTATTTCATTGCGGTGTAGTCCACAAATTTAAAAAGAATCTTGATGATATCAGGTCGACTAAAACATTCCTACCTCACCAAATAAAAAATGCGTCACAACCCATAAACTTAAAATTACCATCACCCACATACCCAGTCCTCCCTTGACTTCAGTTTTGTTGAATGCTAATTTAAATTGTAGTCCAAGATAATGGTAGGGGGCGTTTCATCCTCGCCCCCAATCGTTACGACCCAATACTAATCCCCTCAACCTTCTCCTTTATCATGGCAATCACCATCTTCTTATTATTCGCAATCATCTTAACCCATATCCCAGGCGCTATCACCAATATCCCGCCGTCTAACCACTTCGCCAATAAACTAACCGGTACCTCCAAAGACTCCTTAGATGCCTTTATAACTTTATTCTTCTTACCATTTATCTGACTCGGAACCATTAACAAAGGCTCTGTCCCGCGAAACGCACTGTAAGTTAGATGCTCACTAAATACTTTTTTAATGACATCTGTCCATTCATGACAAATTCCACGTCTATATTTGAAGTCTTGGAATTCACGGGACATAATTAATAATGGAAATTCAATCGCCTTCTCGTCAGCAGAAATAATCATGAGAGGGTCTCTTTCAATAATCTTTATCGATTTATCAGCTAACACTAATGTAAAATAACTTTTAATTAAGATATAGTTCTGATTACAACTAAACTCGTAATGAACCTTGTCCTTCATAGGTGTCCTTGAAAAAAACATTTGACAGGTGGGGTAAAAGTAAATTATATTATTTTTAACCAATTAAATCAATGCACATTAAGGAATAGAGGATGAATGATAATCGAGATATAAGTAATAAACTTAAGAAATGTCCATTCTGCGGACATGTAGCTTTTTTTAAAACAACCAAAGAAGGTGAAGGTAGAAAATGTCTGAATAAAATAAGATGCACTAACTGCCCAGCTAATATGAAAACAGTAATTGAACCTGAGCTAGCTATTGAAGTATGGAATAAAAGAGAAGATAATCATGAATGGCAACAATTAGAACATGAACAACAACAATGTGAGCTAGAGGATGGAAAAGATGAGCAACGAAATCAAAAAGTATGAAGTCACCCCGGAATTATTAATTGATATCTATAGGAATATTCCTAAACAATTTGTAGAAGCGGTTGTTAATTATGCCAACATGTGGCAGATTGACCCGCATCTGAAGATTTATCATATTGTAGAATTTAAAGGGAAGTCTGGTTCAACTTATAGCATTATGCCAAGCATTACATTATTCAGAATTCAAGCCAGTAGAAGTGGCACTTATGTCGGTAAAAGCATTCCTATTTATGGGCCTTCTAAAATGATAGGTGAAACAGAATATCCAGAATATTGTCAAATGACTGTCAGCAAACTTGTTGGTAGTCAGATAAGAGAATTTTCACATGAAACTAGATGGCTTGGCTGTTATTCAAAGAAAGGTGCCGGAAGTTTGATGCCTAATGATAGATGGGCACAAGACCCCTATGGCATGATAGCAAAAACCACTGAATCTCAGCTATTACGCATGGTTTGGCCTGAAATGACAGGTTCTCAACCAGCCTATGAAGAAATGGAAGGAAAAGAAGATTATATTGATGCAGAGGTGGTGGAACAGGTTGATAAAGAAACAGGTGAGATTAAAGCGGTAGAGACAAAAACGTCAGAAGCACATAATAAGCTCGTAAGTTTATTATGGAATATCCCAGAAGAAGATGGCGCTAAATTTATGCAGTATTATGCAAAACATGATTGCACCGATGAAATCGCATTGCAATTAATTGAACGAATTGAAACCAAGCTAAAGGAGAAAGAAAGTGGCAAAGTATAGTAATTACGATGATGGTTCATCTAGTGGTAATTTCCATGGCGCTGAAGGAGAATGTTTCTTTAAAGTTAAAGAAGCGATTGAGGGCTATTCTAAGAATAGAAATCCTCAAACAACCATTAAATTTCAAGTGAGAGATAAGAATGGCGATGAAGGAATCGTTACAGATTATTTCCCACATACCAAGAATATGGCTTGGAAGATGCATAAGCTTTTGAAAGCTGTTAAAAAGCCTGAATGGAATCGTCCAGAAGGTTTTGATATAGAAGATTTAGTGGGGCTAAATGGCAGAGGAATATTGGTAGACAGCTTCTACGAAACACCTGAGAAAACATTTGTTAGCTCTAAGATGGGTGATTTTATAGACCCTAATGCTAATGAAGTGCCAGCAACGAAAGTAGCTGCTAAAGAAGATGATTCGGATGAATTACCATTTTAAGGAATAGTTATGAAAATGGAAGAAGAGATTAATAAGGTAGAAAGCAACAGTCGCAAGTGCATTAGTGAGATTCAAAATTGTCTAGATAATTTTGATGATAATGTAAGAATGGCATCACTTATGTGGTTATTAATTCTTGAAATTAGAGCTCAATTTCCAATGCCTGGACAAAGGTATAAAATTTCTAAAAAATTTCTTGCTGAAATAAGAGATTCTATAATGGCAGACGAAGAAGAAGATTAATGGATTTATTCTCACATATAGGCTGGAAATTGTTCATTGTTTACAGTGCTGCTTTTGTATTTCTAGTCTATAAGTGTGCGACAGATTTACCCGTTAAAATGATTGTAGAGCATCCTGTTGGCATGTTATTTGCTTGTGCAATAGGCGCTTTGGTCTCATTACCACTCTATTGTTGCATGATAGCAGGATGTCAGAAGGTTATTGATTATTTGAATCAAATATATAAGAAAGAGTAGCTAATGGAGTCGTTCTCCATTCGAAGATAACCTGACGCGCCTCATCTATCACTTCCACAAACTTACCTTCAGGAATAGCAATATAATCGCCATATCTTAAAATATATACTTTGTCGCCAATCGGTAGTTGAATATCCATCGGGCCATAATACATAAATATATTTTAAATGTCTACTGAATAATGCACATCACCGATACATCCGTTGCATCCGCTAATGCATTAGCCACCGGGTCAAATGTATAGAACGTCAAAGTAGTTGTGGTCTTAACACCATATCGACATGAGAACGGCTCAACACCATTGACTCCGTTTGTCGTAACAAAGACCCCATATGTCGCTGCGGATAATTGCTTAGCAAAGCTTAATGTATACGTTCCAGCAGCCGTTCTAGTAACAGTAGCGACATTAAAATTACTGGTGGGCGCATTTGTTCCTGCGGTCGAACCATTAAAGGTACACCAAGCTTTAGAAACTCCATCTACAGTCGCGCGCTGGGATACATCTGCCGTTAATGAACTGAAACTCCATTGTGAAGCCCCATTCGTTACCATAATGGAATTGGCGTCTCCGTCCACAGGCGGTATTTGATAGTTGACTGTTGCAATAACAGCAGCGGGCGATTCCAGAGATAGATACGCAGTTCCAGCACTGTTTAAGAAACTAACCCGACTACTGCGACCAATATTCCAAGTCAAATCAAAATCATCTAAAGCAATAACATGAAAGGCAGCCGCTGAATTTAAGTAAAGATTACCCGTTGCAGTAGAGATAGTGTTTGTATCAGCAACCCCTAGCTGAATATTCCCGACCTGCATCGAACCAACCCCATGGATAAAATTAGTCGTCAAAGATGGGTTATCAATAACAATCAGAGAATTCTTTAAGCTACCCGTGGTATTGGCATACACAGCAACAGCGTTAAGAGTAGTTGATCCAATAACAGTAGTCACACTCGCCCACTCTAAATGACCCGCGAATGGACTTGAACCACCAATAGTTTGAACCGCCATGACCTGTCCGACCGTAGGCGTTGTGCTAGGCAATGAATAGATATAACTACCGGATGTCTGAGCGCTCGATTGAAAAGAAGTATAGTTCGTTCCTGTAATAGAATTAAAAACAAGCTGGCTAGCGGCCGGGGTCGTACTCAATGCCAATACCAGATTGCTATCTACAATCATCTGCCCCGTAGGAGAAAGATTAACCGTGACATTCCCATTACCATTTGGCGTTAAATTGATATTCCCATTGGCATTCTGAGAACTGATAGTATTAGCATCTACGACTCCAATGCCGATATTCCCAGCGACTAAAGAAACATCAATCACCACAGCATCTAGAAGAGAAACAACAAAGTCCCCCGTGACACCATCTTCAGGAGAAACATCTATCTGATTAGCCGTTCCCTTGATATCTCTCAATGCCCAGCTATCTATTCCTGTTCTAACTGCAATCCCAACATCAGAGCCAAAGTTAATGAGCGCTGCTAAGTCACCAGCATACGTAAGTATGATGTCACCAGCAGAAGTGATAGGACTATTGCCAATCGTTAAATTAGCGGCTGTATTCGCATTTCCAGTGACAATCCCAACTGAGGTCACTGTAGGTGTTCCTGGGCTTGCTATGACCGTCCAGGAGCCATTGGCGGTACTGTTGTTATAGAGAACTAAGAAATAAGATTGCCCAGGCTGAACAATCACAAGTGCAGTTGTCGCATCTTGTAAATAAATAGTGACAGGCTGCGTCCCTACATTAATGACATACGTGGAAGTACCGGGGGTGATAGTCGCAAACCCACCCACATTAACAGCTGGTAAGACAAGAGAACCGAAAGCATCAGCGGCTGTTATTTGCATCGTCCCCGCGACTTGATTTTGAATGTCAGAGAACTGGGATGGCCAGCTTAAGAATATCTGTTGACCTGCTGTTAGATTATAAAGCAGTAACGCTGGAAAAGAGGGTGAGACAAAGCTTCCGCCAGATATATTAATAAAACTCATATTTCTTTCTCCCGCATGTGTTCTCTCGTGATAATAGGTGTCGCTAAATAAGATTTATTCATAGCTTCCATAAAGTTTTTTGTCGATTCTTTGCTGCCAAAAGGCTTCATAATTAACAACTTGGCATATTCAGGCTCAACAATGGCTTTATTAATAACCCTATCTGTCCCGGCATTCTTCAAATTCTTGAAGAAATTATAGGCTTGATGCGCTAATCGTCCTGTTAGTGAGCTTTTGCCAATCATGTGCTTAATCTGTTCTTCACTCGCATCCTTGGAAGCCCCTAGAACAGTTAGGTTAGCGGTGGTATCCGAACCAACCGCTTCTCGGGTACCCACTTTCTGTCTTCTGCGAAATGTATTAGCAATATTTTCTATTGTTTCCATCTGTTGGGGCGAAAAGACTTCTTCAAATGATTTCCGATGAGAATTCAATAAGTCTCTCATCTCGGCATAAGAGATTTTATCTAGATTATTAGAGTCAACTGCGGAGGTAGATACCTTTTTAATAATATAATCCACACCACCACGTTGAAGCCCTTTATCAGCAGCTTCATTATTTCTGACCAATCCTTTTAGCTCTCTGAAACGCTCAGGCGGATTCTTGGTAGCTAATGTGCTCGCAAAGACCTTTTCAGGCGCATGCCCTAAAACTGTCTTGGCAGTATTATTGTAATAATCAGCCACAGCCTTTTCACTGCGCTTAGCGGTCTCATTAGCCATGACTTGAGCGTTTTGAAGATTATCTAATCTTGCTTTAAGGCCAGGGTATAATGTTTCATATTGAGGGTTAGCCTTCTTCCAAGCGTCTATTTTATTGGGTATAACCTTTCCAGAAGCATCCGTTACATAACTCGTTACTTGGTGAGAGATATATCCTTCTGTGGCCTTTCGAGCATTTGGACTACCTTTTATTTCTCTTACATATTCTCGCGCATGTTCAGGTGTTTTTAGCGCATCATCTATAATCTTATGGGGTACTTCTGACCGAAGTGTCTTGAATTCCTTATTATAAATATCCTTTTCAACGCCATGCTTTAATGTGGTATGTTTTGTCACATCTTCAATACCTTCTGCATGCTTGGACCACATGGCGCGAGCCTGTTTTACATCAGGGAATTGGTCTGAAACTTCATTTAATAGATTTACTTTTACCTCTTGAAGTTGGCGTGCTCGCCCTTGTCGACCTTTTCTTTTTGCAGCACTAATCTCATCCCCTATCTCTGTTAGGACAGAATCTATTTCAGAAGGGGTTGGATTAACATCTGTTCCAAGTTTATGAACTTTTGGAAAATGCTCTTTCATTTGCGCATCTGAGATATTAACTTTTGGATGAGCAGCTTTAAAATTATTAAAGCTGTCTAGTTCCTTTAGGTACACTTTATCTTTAGTTTTATTGCTGACCAGATGTTCTTTAACGCGCAACAATGCTTTCCTAGTAGCGCCTTTTGCTTTTTCTAGCTTTGAATCAATCATCTCGTACGTTGAGGACGGTTTAAATCCTTCTTTAGAGTTCTCAATAGCTTCATAGTGCGGGCGACTCTTTTCATGCTGCAAAGCCTTTCTCTGCTCTACATTATGCGATAATCTCTCGCCAACAGCGGTTCCAGCAGTTTCTGGCTCCATAGGCGTTCCGACATTCTCGAATGCTTTTGTAGCTCTTTCGTTATGATATTGAGAGAGGCGCCCTCTGGACTCTTTCATCCCCTCCCCTAATTCATGAAGATGCTCTCTAACAGCGGGCATACCTTCTTCATAAGGAGCTATATTTTTTAATGTCTTATGTAGCGTTTCATGACCCGCTGCTTTTCGTTCCGTTAGTGCAGGAACAGACCCTAACTTGGCGCGCTCTAATTGCGCTAATGGAATACTTTCAGTCACTTCAGCCGTGGTTGGCAGATAACCTTCTACTGGCGGTTTATAGTTTTCAATCGATTCTAAGAACTGAGGGATATTTTCTTCACCTACAATATCTCTTAGCTTCGCCTGACCCATCTTTTCATAATAATCAGGCATATTCTTCCATTTGCGAGCACCAAATTTGGCAGCTCCTACGCCAGCAGGTGCCAAGGAAGCGATAATGTCAGCCGGAAGTTGCGGTATCCCACTTTCTTGTAATACGCCACTCCCAGCACCTAACGCGCCCCCTAGAGCGGTCATGCCAACCGCCTCTTTGGCAGTACGAGGATTACCTAAAATACCAGGAGTCCATCCAGCGACTTTGGCAGCAGGCTTGGAGACGTAAGGAATAGACTTAGCGGCCTGAGGGAGATATTTAGCAATCTGTGGTAAAGCAGCGCCTATCCCTTTACCTATAATTCCTCCACCTACTGTTGCGCCTGTAAATTCAGCACCAGAGCCAGCAACGCGTTCGGCCGCTTGTGCAAATCTACCTAATGCATCTTCTGCGGGAGCCTCATGTTCAGGCTCTAGATTGATACCTAAGTTTTTAACTAATTTAGATGCGCCTCCTCCCGTAATTAAATCAGGTAATCCAAGAACGCCTCTAGCCATTTTCTTATTTAATTCTTGATTTGTTTTAGCGTAGGCTTCTAAAAAAGATGGCTGCTGAGGCGATAATTCCGCTAATCTCTGTTTTAAAGCCTCGGTACTTTGATTCGCATAACCAGAATCTAATTCCGCTAATCGCCTCTTTAATGCTTCGGTGCTTTCATTTGCGTAGATTGACATTATAGTTCTCCTCTATTTCGGAGTTCTTCAATAATGGCTTGTTTTTCATTATCAACAGCAGTATTAGCAGTTGATTTTTCTGCTTCAGGTTCGATATCTTCCTCTATGAAAGGGGCTAGAGCATATCTTCTATTGAATGCATCTTTTGCTTTTTGTCCATAATCATAATAAGGCTTATCTTCTTTATTCCCAGCATCAATCAAATAATCAACAACCTCTTTAGTTTGTTTAGTTCCAGGAGTGGTTTTAGAAACCATTTCTTTATACATGTTGCTGGCCAATTTAGCCGATTGACCTTCAATGATATGGCGGTTTAATTCTTGTTGTTCTTTGCCCATTTTCTGAAGTGCTGATAATTTTTTTTGGTCTGCAAACATCCCACCAAAAATTCCTGCGATACTTCCTTTGTCCAAATTTTCACCAATAATTCTGGTAAAATCATTGGCTAAATCAGGATATTCATCTGATATTTTTTTCATTCTACCGCGTATTCTCATTCTTTCTTTGGCTTTTTGACCTTTACTAACATAACCAGCCATATCTTTCATAATGTCTCGTTGAGCACCAGCGGGAAAAGATTCTAATGGAACCGCTCCTTCGGGAAGTGTTTTCATCCTTTCTTCAATCTTCTGCTGAAGTCTTTCCTCTTTCGTCAAACGTCCTTCTCTATTGGCTTTTAATCGCTCAACGTTTAAGTGCTCCATTCTGTAAGCCTGCAAATCACGACGCTCTTGTTCGGCTCTCGCTTCATGAGCACGCTCTTTCGCCAAGTCATCTTCTCTCTTTAAAAGAGCCGCATTAAATTCTCGCTCCCTATCCTGCGCATCCGCATATGCTCTAACACCTGGCACTAATGCTTGATTAATAGCGCCTAAAGCACCTTCAATTCCTGGCCCATGTGCTGGTCGATTAAAGTTACCTGCGAATTCCATCAATCCACGTCCAAACGCTCGATGCTGCTGTTGACCGCTCAATTCCATAGATTGACGCGCCGCTTCCATTCCCTGTCTAGCCCCTCTCTCTAGCGGACTAGTCATTTCTGGCTGTTGCTGCTCATGTGGCATATGAGGCTGCATCATTGGTTGCTGAACATTCATCGTTTGCTTAGCAGGATTCTGCAACTGCGCTAACCAAAAATCCATCATTCGTGGGTTCATTATGCTTCTCCTTCTTCTGGATATTTTTCAGGGTGATACATACTCTCTGCAAAGTGCCTTAAAATCTTGTCAGAAATGCTCATACGGGGCTTAACAGGAACTTGTTGGGCAATCCCCCAATCTCCACCACTAAAGCCGCCAGCGCCTCCTGCGTTTCCTAATAACATCTGTAATATTCCGTTTCCCCCGAATGACTGCTCAGAGGGCATTTGAATCGTTAAAGACCGAGACAATGCCGGATTAATAAGCGGCGCTGCTGGCGCTTGTGGTGCCGGTTGAGCGTGTGGCTGCGGTCGATGTCTATGACCATGATAAGCAGGAACAATCGGTTCTGGCGTTGGTGCTGCTGGTGAAGCTGAGGCAGCAGGATTAGGCGGTTTAACATCAAATGGAACCCAACCAGCCGGATTATGAGCGCGCATCGTGTCGTGCATCATCCTTTGTTGATTTATAAAATCAACAATACTGTTACCTGTATAATGGCTCGGTATTTGTGCTCGCGCCCTTTCTTCTGCGCTAGGAAGTGTATGAGGAACACTCGATGAAGAAGCAGACGGCACATCATGGCCTGCTAACCACGCATCATTAGCTCGCCATCCAGCCTCTTTAGCAAGCTGAGCGGCATAATCAGCAACCCACGCTTCTTTAGGTCTTCCAGCCGTAAACTGACGGCCAATTGCTTCTTTCTCGGCTGCGTCTATATATTTCTTAGGGGGCGCGCTATTAGATGCGCTCGATGAAGATGATGAACTAGAAGCAGACGGTAAACTAGCAGAAGATGCCGCCACAGAAACGGGTGGAAGCGCAGGCATCGCTCCCATCATCGCTGCCATAAATTGCCGGTCTAGTAGCGCACGGCTATCTCTTCCTTCCCTTTCGTACTGTTGCGCGCGCTCTGCTCTAATATTTTCTTGACGAGCTTCTTCCTCCAGACGTTTTTTCGTCTGCTCAAAAATACGAGCCTCTTCTTCAGCGCTACGTGTCTTTTTCATTATTTATTCCTGTTATAAGCAGAACCCAATACAGCCGCCATCTGCGCTAAATTACCCGCAATGTTAGTCTGCGGTCCCGCAGGTGTTGCGCCGTAAGAAGTCGTATTAGTGGTGGCAGGAATGCCGTGATACATAGCGCTCGCAAAAGCTGCTTGTTCCTTCGGGAAATTGATTTCACGTAAGTAATCCTGAAACTTCAAGTCCTTCAAAGCTTGCTCTTGTTGCTGTTGATAACGACCTTGCTCACCTAGAATCGCTAGCTCACCCGCTAACCCTGCTTGAGTCGAAGTTCCTAAATTAGCCGCTTCACGAGCTGATTCTAATCGTCTGGCCATATCCGCATTAAAGAGCTGTCCGGATTGCTGATACCCAGCCGCTAAGGCTTGTCCTTGTCTTCCTAAAATCTCGTTCTGAGATTCGCGCGCTAATCTAGCAGCATGTTGCCTATGCTTAGAAGAACCATGCTGACCGGCACGTACAAATTGCGCTTCCAAAGATGGTAATATCTGCTCTCTGAAATTACGGTTACCTTCCTCAGCTAAGCGAGAAACAACTTGCTGTTGATAAGGGTTCATATATTCAGCTGCATGTTGTGGGAAAGTACCCTGGGCTGATTCACCTATTTGTTTGGCGCGCTCTAAGTGAGAGCGATATCTTCCAGATTGTTCTCTTCCAAGCGCATGAGCATGTCTAATATCAGCCGGAATTTCAGCTAATCGATGACCTGGGTAATGTTTGAACGTTTCACCAGCAATGGATTGCGTTCTTTCACCTTGCGTTTGATGCAAATGCTGCAACCAAGGTGGCATCGATTCAAATTGTGCTTTCGAATAATGTTCCATACTATTTCCCCTTATTGATAACCGCTTTGATTAAAATAATCATATGGTTGTATCGTGACACTCCTTCTTTGAATACGATTATTACTTTCAGAACGCTGACCACCTTCTAATAACATCTGTACTGGCGTTTCATATCGTTGAGAATTCAAATTACCGGCAGAAGCATTATATTGTTCGGATAGGTTTGGACCTACCATCATACCTTGAATTTCTCTTAATCCCGAATTGAATGGAGCGACTGGTTGCTCTGGTTGCGCAGTCGCCTGAAAATTATTGACAGGAGGAACCGTTTCTTCAGCGGACACCTGTGGCTGAATTTGTCTTGGCCGAAATCCCCTTGTACCAATTGCCAGCGGCCCCGGATGGAACATCTCATATCCTTCTGGAATACTAGGACGCGAACTCCCCCTATGATGACCAAATAATTTTGAGATTGAACGTAATAATCCCATACTATTTCCCCTTCAAATAATAAGGAATGGGTTTAGATTTAGGTGGTAAAAAGGTCTTTAATCCTTTTTGCTTTCTGACACGCTTTCTAAAATCATCCAATAATTTAGCACCCTTGGAGTTATCCCCTTTACCCAGATGCGTCACGAATTCTTCTTTCAGAACCGTCTCAGTCGGAGAAACCATCGCTTTTACTCGATGACTATCACCATAATCATTGAGATTAACAGTACCGCTAGAGAGCGCCCTATCTTGCCAATTCAATAAATCTTGAGCTCCTTTTCTAGGATTCCCATCCCCTAGTAATGAATCCGTTGTGCCATCCATCACATATGACCCTGGCTTCATCTCAATCGGCACTCGGTCTGATTGACCACCATCATCTCCATCGACATAACCACCATGAGAATAATCATGATGCTGAACATGACCGCCATGTGCGTAATATTGAGTTTCTGGATTGGCTTCTTCAAAGAATGGCAATTGACCAGAGCTTGCGAACCATTGTTCCGGACTATATTTAATGGGAGTTCGATTCATCGCTTTAGGATGACGCGCGGGCGCTTCATGCTCAGCTCTTAAAGCACGATTGGTCGCAATGACATCATTCAATGAGCCTGATTTATGACCGAAGTCACCTTTTTCATACTTAGGGCGGGACATTAAAGCACCAATTGCAGTCGTCGCCAAAAGCCCTGTCTGAACGGGGTCTTTGGTAATGAAATTCATTAATTTATCACCCCAACCTTCTTCAGCCACTTTTTCTACAATGTTCTTTTTTCCAAAATCTCCAATATTGCCTAAATGCTTAGTAGCAGCAGCTGTCGTTCCGGCACCAGGGAGCGCTGACTTCAGAAAGTCTGGCAATTCTCCGCCTCCAAAGGCCAAGCTACCAGCACCAGCGGCTAATGCGCCTCCTAAAGCATGTTGGAATGGATGTTTCTTACTACTTAAAGCGCCTCCGATACCACCCCCTACCATCGCCCCACCAAGTCCAGGTGCAATCATATTGCCCAAGAATCCGCCTGCAAGAGGGAGAGCCCTCTTACCAACCTTACCTAAAAATTTCCCAGCTTTCCTGAAAAATCCAAACTCAGGTAGTCCCGTATGCGGATTGATGCTCATGCCTTCATGGTGCTGTAGATACTGCGCTTCATGGGGATTAATATGCGCCAACACATCATCCCCACCCGTCCCATGGTGCTTTAATTGTTGCGCCATCTGACGCAACCCCATTTGCCTTCTAAATTGCATGTCTTTTGCCATGTCTAATCCTTAATAACTAGGAGTTTCTTGACCGCCTTGACCACCCATTCCACCACCTTGTTGAGCAGTTGCTTGCTGAATCATGTCTGCCAATTCACGAAGTCCAACTGCACCACCTTCAGCATAAGGATATCCGCCATGCATATGGGTAGGATGATGCGGCATGTAACCGCCACCATGATAACCCCCTACCATGCCACCATGCGCCATATGACTCATCATAGAACCACCATGCGCCATAGCATTCATCGCGTGATGTAAAGAGCCGCCATCATGGTATCCATCCACATGTCCGCCCATCGCATACTCACCCGCAAATGGCATTTCTTGGAAATGTTCCATATTTTGCTCATGCTGTTGCTGAGGCTGAGGTCCAAATTGAGGACCTTGTGGTTGCTGTGGTTGTTGACCATAGCGTTTTTGCATCTGTTGCATCCCTTGGTTCGCCATGGACTGACCCAAGTTGCCGTAAGTGGTATTCTGCATAGATTGAGGCATATGCTGATTCATCTTACCTTGCATATATTTACCCGCTTGATTGCCCATCTCTTGTGCAAATGGCTGAAAAGCAGGGGACATACTAGAGCCAATCTGCCCCCCGAACTGTTGACCCATGGCATTACCCATTTGGCCCATTGGCACATCGCCAAATTGATTAGGATTTTGTTGAACACCCTTATTTTTACCAAAACCCCCAAACTTGTGTTGACCCATGCCGGCCCCCATACTTTGACCTAATGCCCCACCCATGGCACCCCCCATTGGACCACCATAAGCCGTTCCAAGGGCTTGACCAGCCATCGGTGCTAATTGACCCGCCACGTCCATACCCATGTTGGCTACCCCTTTCCCAAATCGCTTCAACCCTCTCATAAAACTCATATCGTGACTCCTTCAATTGTTTGACATTGCAAAAAAAACTGCATCTGCCCAAGAATTCCACTCTGTAAATAAAGCGGTTCCCGGTGCATCTGCTTCCTCAAAACTATTCTCCTGAACCAATAAATCCCCCCACGAAATCCAATCTTCTTCCGAATACAAAATCGGTATGTTATCGAGAGGAAAATCAATGACGAGTGATGCCGACCAATCCGTCAAACTAATAAAAGTAGGAATAATCATTGACGCGCATCCCCCACTCTGAAGACATTTAAATTCAATCCAAATTCGTAATACCCACCCACCACATTGCTCTCAAACTTAATCAACATCTGACGATACTGTTCTCGAATATCTATCTTGGTAGTGGCTAAAATAGGGGGAATTACCGCGGAATTATTGGCCAACATAGGGTAAGTTCCACCCACCGTTAGAGGACTATTGGCATATTGACGACCCATAACAGTCAGCGTCATATCCCCTCGCTGAATCAAATCAGGCTCATAACGATAATATTCAGACCATCTATCCATCCCTGAGAACTCGCCAGTAGGACCATAAGCCGGAAGAGCAACCACACTCGTTTGAATATAAGAATCAATGGGAGAAGTAGAGTTATCAATGAACACTTCGTCGTAACCAACTTCATGCTCCCAAACGCTATAACCACCCGCTTTGTTAATCGTATCCCCTAGCCATAAAGGATATTGATAAACCTGATTGTAAATGCCACAAGAACGGTCCAGCATCGTGGGATACCACGTGTTTTCTCGCACGTTGTAAACCACCGCTGCATTGCATTCAATACTGTCCCCAAACGGAAAGAACCACCAAATTTCCCCGAAACGAGGCACCTTAGTCGCCCATACCTTCTGCCGCCAAGTAAAATTCAAATTATCAAAAAACCAATTAAGCACCATATCGTTAGGCACTTCTTTAACAGTTCCGTTATAAACGCAGAATCTATCGATAGCGACCCAGAAATAGAGACCGTCATATTCGATGACAGAACTCGAAGAAAGAATAGAGGTCTCATCCGAAATCGTATCAAAGGTGAAATCATTAGGTGGTCCAGTAAAGGTGCATCGAATGAGATTATTCAATGTCCAGAACAAACCGGCAGGAGAAGAATTACCACCTCTGACCGCAATTCCAGCCACGACCTTCTCAGCACTGACTCGCGCGTCCCCTTGAATCGTCAGAGGGTCATTAGGTGCGCTCCATTGCACATGCCCGGCATTCCCAAATAGAAAGAGATAAGGATGTAGGACTACAATGCCACCAGAAACTGCGTGACCAGTGGAAATAAGACGGGTTGTCGCTAATGAATCTCCATAGAACACATCGCGCTCTACCGTACTATCAATGGCATCTAAATTAGGGGCTGCAAAGGCAATTAGAATAGAACCGTCATCAGTCGTTGAAAACATGCTGTCAAATTGCCAGTCATTGTTCACATTAACCGCTAAGGTTAAAGGCGTTCTATCAATCGTTCCCAAAGAAGTAATGACCGTTCCATCTTGGTCAATCGTCAAATATTCCAAACTGAATGGATAAGTGGAATTATTCTGTGCCACATACACATTAAAATAAGGGGAATTAGGCACTAATATTGTGCCACGTGGAACATTCGTAATATTGGTAGCCAATTCTTTATAGCCCCCCATCTTTCTGGGGAGACCTCGTTGAAATCTGCAATGCTGGCTATCTGTCCAGAATCTGCTAGCCAATAGGGTGCCATCCTTCTGTACGCCAGGACGAGACATGAATGGAGACATCTTTTCAACATAGAGCGGATTAGGGGTTGGCATTAGTCAGACTCCCTATTGCTCGCTCTGTCGGTATAGCGACCCGTATCTTGAGCTTTCATTCGGGAAATCGCTTCATCGTAATACTGCTTCCAAGTCGGTATGCGCTCATCATCTTTGAGATAGGGCGTTGACTCTAGGAGCGTTCCATAAAGCAACGCAGTTGGAGCATAATTAGTCAACCAATTAGTTTGATTCGCAACACTAAGAGGTGAAACTAATTCTATGTAAGCAATCTCATAGGGATACGCTTGGTCTGGTGTTGGGGATACTAACCAATTGTAATAACCATAATCTGCATAATATTCAGGGGGTGCTAAAACAGTTCTATCGGGCGCGTAAAGATTACAAAAATCATAGTCACGCAAATAGAGCTGATTGCTGGTATTAAAGCCTGCGCCTGAGCCGTAACGCCAAGAAAGGGTGCGTTTCCAGCGAGCAGGTTTAGCAATAATCATGCCATTAGGAACTAAGAAAACATCGGTGACGTATTGCACTAAACCTAGATGATTATCGAGATTTTCTGAAATTCTATATTCTGCATTAGAAATGAAATTAGGAATATTATTGAGCGTAGACACATCCGTACGCTCTAAATACGCTTGAACTTCAGCTACTAACGAGTTATAGGTCATTGTCATTTAAGCGTAAATCCCTATTAGATAGACTTCAACAAATACCTGTGTTGAGGTTCCTGTTCTCGCAACCGAAACACTTGTTGTAAAGAAGCTGGGCGATCCAACAGGAAAGGAGGGGATTGGAGTAGCTAATACTAATGGTGTAACACCGCCGTTCGATGTATGATTAAGCACTGTGCCAGCTACAATCTCATTGGGGGTTACAGCGAATCCAATTTCAATGGTTGGCCCCACCGTGACTGTGCCTCCATTCCACGACAATTTTGCAAACGCAAATAAAGGAATAAAACTAACACCACCAGTCTGGATATATCCAATAACAGCAGTGCTGCTCGTGCTTGTTCCGTCCAAACCAGAAGATGCACTAAAAACACCTGTTATTCCTGGATTCGGTGTTTGTAGGACGACGAGTCCGTTGTTAGCCATTGAGTTTAAAATTTGCATGTTTAACTCCTATAAAACGTAATAACAGCCCTGATTTGCAGACCCAATAATCATTACACCACCAAAAGGATTCACGATATTAAAAGACAACGCGCCAGCATTTATATCTCCAAATAGTGTTCCACCACTGACTGTCGTAATCGTGATGGCATCACGATTACTAATATTTCCCTGATAATCAAAGATGATATAAACACGCCCATCGACAGGCGCATCGGGTAATTGAACAACTGCTGTGCCAAGCGGTGTACCAGAATTTCCCGCTGCAATAATGTAATCAGTGTCTACCGCAACATAAGGAGTCCCAGGATTAATGATTTGATAATTAATCGGAAAAATTCCTGAAAATGGTAAATAAGACATTTATTTATCCTTAGAAGAAAATAAAATAATTAGTGCCATCAAAAAATAAAGAAACTGAACTCCACGCTGTTTCCATCGTATAAGTCGTTTGCCCGTCAATAGTTGCGCCATTTAATGTGCTAATGGCTATATTATTCGTTGGAGAACAAGTTCCGTTATAATCTTTAATCACAAAAACTTGCGCAACTCCTGGTAATGGACCACTAACACTATCTGGTAATGTAATAATCCAATTAGTTACCGTAATCAGCGCAACAATATTATCCGTTAATAAAACTGTATAATTATTCGGCGCATGAATATGAGTACCCGGAACCGTTAAAGGCACGCCTATTCCTGTATATGCCACATTAATTCCCCTTAAATAATAAAGTAATTTGTTCCATCGCTGTACAATGTTAAAGATGCGTAATTGGTATTTATAACCGCCGTTGATAATCCATCTATTAAAACACCAGCTCCACTAATAGTAATGTTATTGGCTGCGGCATTTCCGGTTTCATCCTTAATAACGATATATCTACCATTGACAGGCGTTCCTAATAGAACACTGACAGCGCCACCAGAAGAATCAACCGCTATTAAATAATCTGTAGTCTGCATCGTATAAGGAGAAGCAGCGAAATTAATTGCATTTCTATGAAGGAATTGAGCACCTCCAACCGTTAATGAAGTCAAAGTACCTAACGTGGTAATGCTGGTTTGGCCCACATACGATGCGCTGATATCAATGGCAGGCGTTGTTCCTCCTGTCGAAGTGATTCTATTGGTTGTTCCAGTAACACTTGTAACGCCACCGCCTCCGCCAGAAACACCTGCTTCTCCAGTGGTATAATAGTTAGTGCCATCTGATGTAAAAGTTAATGAACCATAATTGGTATTAATAACGGCTGTTGACGCCCCATCAATTAATCCAGAGGCAGCTTCAACGGTAATATGGTTAGTTGCAGCAGCTCCAGACGCATCTTTGACGGTAAACATTTGTCCTCTTGCTCTAACAAGCGGCGCAGGCAATGTAATGGTTCGTGCGACAGAAGTGTTGCTGACATTAATAACTCCATCTGCTGCCCCTGCTGCATAATCAGCAGCAACCGAAACGAATGGAGAAGATAAGCCAGAGTTTCCAGTGCTAATCGCAGAGGTATAATAATTACTGCCATCACTGTAAAGAGTGACTGAACTATAAGGCTCAGTGAGGGTATAAGTGACTATCCCATCAATTAGGTCTGTTCCATAATTAGTAATAGCAATCGCCTCTGTTCCTGTGCCAGCACTCCCCGTCGCATCCTTAATAACCCAGGACTGACCCGCCGTTGCACTTGTTAAAGTCGGTAATACCACCAGATATCCATACGACACACCAGCCGAAAAAGTGGGTAATTGCAATATGTAATCCGTTAATAATAAATTAGTCGTTGCAGGAGCAGATGGCGCAATCCTAATGTTCAGGACGCTAGGGCCTGACGCTGTCAAATAAGAAGTCCAAGCGCCAGCTTGATAAAAACTCATTTCCGCTAACGTGGAATCATATACCTGCATCCCATTAACAGCTGTTAAAGCATTCTTCTGAGTCGTACTCATTCTGGCATTTAAGAATGCTTGGTCTGTTGCTTGAATTTCAAACGCAGTTGATGTATTTGGCGTGGTAGGGGGTAAAGCAGTCGAAATCGTAATACAACCATGCGTATTATCTGTTTTAAATACCGTTGCAACTCTAATACCCGTAGACCAATCGCTAATACCAATTGCACAATCTCCTAATCCAAAAGTAGGAGAAGGGGCTAAACTAGTAAATTCAATAATTTGTAATGAGGTTAATTCATTCACAGTGACTAAAGAAGAATTTATCCCAACAGTTGCGGGAACTTTAGAAATATTGACACCACTATCCCCAATATTTAAACCAGTCGTATCCGTGAAAAATGGAATGTTAAATTGACCCACTGGCGGCGTTCCACTAAAGGTCACATTTCCAATACCTCCTGCCGGAATATCAATCCAAGAACCTAATTCTCTAAATTGAAATCCTGCACCTACACCGTCCGTAATATAAACAACAGTGCCATCCAACCAAAAACCATTCTGAAGGGTTTGTTGCGCAGCCGTCATTCGTGGAACAATAAGACCACCCGTTATCGATTGAATTTCTAATGCAATAGCAGCAGGAGAACCACCTATTCTGGTTAATTGTCCTAATCCATCTGGACTGGATGATTTACCACCGACTATTTGAACATTATCTGCAATTAGAATAGGAGTCGTTAAACCACCAAAATTTCCGTCGCTATTAGGTGAACTCATTATATGTCCTCATTTAAAGTGAAACCCACGCTGGAATAGCGCCTTGAAACGCCTCTACCGCATTGGTTGTGGTGTTATATCGAATCATTCCAGGCGTCCCAACTGGCCTTTGGCTTGTTGTTCCGCTGGGAAGCATCACGGCAGCAGTGCCGGTAAAAATAGGATTAGCCTGGCAAACATTGTTAATATCAACAGCCGCCGCTAGAAGCGGTACGCCATCGAGTAAGAAAAACTGCGTTCCAGAACGCGTAAATCCCACAGAATTCAATCCAATTGTCATTGGCGATGCATTGCCAAATCCATCTTGCACTTGCCCTGGAACAATGTTTAATCCAGACCCTGGAGAATTAGGGGGCGGTGGTGTTGTCGTTAAGATGTCACCATAAGTACCTGATGGGGGAAAATTTGTTAATTGCGTCATGAGTTACCCACTCCAAAAAATGCTTTTGTTAATGCGTCATATCGCTGTGGTTCGGGCAAACAAATAACCCCGTCTGAAACACCTTCCCAACTTGCCCAGCTGAATACATCTATTTCACTCCAAGGCACACTATTACCAATCGCCCATGTCACAATCGTTGGCTGTTTAGGACGCGGATTAATAATAGGAACAGGGTCCGGAGGCAACATCGGTGGGCGTAATTGCTCATTAGGCACATCGGCAAAAGGACGGCCTACATAAAATCCTGTCCAAACAAGGGCATTCCCGCGCCATTCCATTTGCTTAACCAAATCACTTCGATTAAAGATAGAACCCGTGTAATCGCATCGACCTAACGATTCAGGGTCTTTGGAATCAATCTGGACATGTTTACCCTTCGGTCTATAACTCATCTAAACCATCCCCCTACCATGTCTGGATAGATTCTGGTTGGAACATTCTCCGTATCTGTCTTAGCGGCTCTATCAAATTCTTCATCTGCATACGCTTTTAAAGTTGCAATCACATCAGATGGTATGTTGTATTTAAATCTCAATTTCACCGCTAAACGATGTGCCAATCCCGCAACCGCAGGTTCTAAGAAACGTGCTGGAATTTCAGCGTTATTCTGAAGTTGTCCAATATCTTGAATCGCATCCTTAGTCGTATATAAAACGGCGTTATATTGCGGACTAGGTGTTAACCATAAGGTTAAAGTGGGTGTGGTTAATCTATTAAAGTAATAAGAGGTAGGACGACCCATGGAATTCTTATTAGGCTGATTATCGTATTCAACGGCACTTAAGGGTGTGATACGGGTATCATAAAGCGCATTATTGAAGTATAACTCTTGTAAATTTAAATCAGCGCCATTGGTCTCTATTACCCGAAAATAGGTGCCTAAAGTTGGAGAAGTAATCACAAACCAATTCAAAATACCGGCTTGATAAGATTGTGTAGGAACAGAATAAACCGTTGTCCACGCCGTTCCATTAAAGGAATATTGGAAATTTAACGTGTAATTAGCAGTCGTTTGAGATTGAATACCTACCATCTGAATCGCATACTGGGCACCTTGCCAGTTATAGCCAATAAATCCATTGGTTCCTGCATCACAAAAAGTAGCAGGATTGTTATCAAAGGCATTCTGCGCATTGCCAGCACTAGAAATAGCAATTCCGCCCAATAAACGATTAGAAGTGCGTAATTCAGCCCACAATAAATCTTGCACTTGAATGGGTAACGTATAAGTGTTTTGACCTGCATATATGCCTAAAACACGTCTTTGAGTTGTCCAAAGATTCCAACCTCGGTTATACCAAGAGGAAAACATTAAATTAATCGAACGTTGAGCAGTTTGAATTAATTGAGCTGGCATGGGGTCTGGAATAGTCATAACACGCTCGTAAGCGTCGGTTATGAGTTCGACACTCTTAGGAGAGAGAAAGTTATAAGTTCCTGACGTGGCCATCTACGCTCCTTAGCCATGGTTCTTCGATAAACCTTTTAAGGTTTTCGCTAAATTCGCACGCTTACGCAGTAAAGGATTCTTAGAATGAGTTGCTTTTTCTAGCGCCTTAGCAGGTATTTTTTTATCAGTAGCAACCCCCATTTCTTTATGAAGCGCCCCTTTTTTCATTTTCATATTCTGAATCCACTTTCCACCTTCAGCCATCTTTTTAGCGCGACCCATTAGATTCCTCCTTGTATGAAGTAAACTTGTAAAGAACCTGATTCATCAATGGTATTTGGGTCTTCACCGCCGCTCTGATTCGCAATTAAAATTGTGTAATATCTAAGCGGTAATGTCGTCACAGATGCCATACTATCGACAGCTAGATTAGTCATACTAGAAGAAGCTGTTGCATCAAATAGGTATAATTGATTAGGTGTTGGTAGGGTTGCTGGTGGATTAACGGGTGGACTAACACCAAAATAAGCTGCCGGATTCGCAACCGCTAAATTTGAAACATTTTGCAATGTTCCACCAAAGCTGTAATTAATGGTGCCACCAACAATAACTTGAACGGCTAACGCTGAAATTGACTCTTTAAAATCATAATTAACGAATTGCAGCATCCCATAAAAACCTAAACCAATACTAAAATTAGTAGGGGTTCCTCCAGACACGATAACTTGCGTTACAGAATCAAAAATTTGAGTCGTCTGAACCATACTATTATTAGGTAAATTTCCTGAAGTAATAGTTTGGTCTTGGACAACATTCCCTAAATAAGTACCAATAATGGTCAAAGTAATCCCAGATGAAGTTAAGTCATCATTAGAAGAAAAACTAACCGTTCTAATCATATCCTTGAAAGTCGCTACATAAGGACCTAATTGGGTTAGATAATTTGAATAAGTGCCATCAATAACAAGGCTTGCCGTCTGATTGGAATTACTGGGACCGCCCTTACCAAGACTAAAATTGGTAACCGTCATATCAACCGAAACATTAGTCACAGTTGTAAACAACAAATTGGTATAAACCGTATTGTTATTAACACCAGTCACAAAATCAGTCTGAGGCAACCCTAAATAAAATCCACTAATTGTAAAAGTAGCGCCTGAAATATTATCAGTTGATAGAACACTCACATTACTAGCAAGGACGGTTTTATCACCCAAATTGGCAGCAGTTGGAACTGTTGGCGTATTAGACAGCGTACCATTAATTAGTATATTTCCAGCAGAAGCAGAAGCAGTTGTCGAAACAACTGCCTCGTCATCTTCCCCAAATGAGGAAGTTGTTAAAGTAACCGCATTTGCTACAACCTGCTGTGCCGGCCAATTAATGTTACGCTGCGCAACTGCCATTGCTATTTAGCTCCCTCTTTAGCAGAAGTAACCGCAGAAATAACAGGCTCAACAACAGCAGGAACTGCCTTAGCCGCAGCCAATGCGATATTAAATGCTTGTAATGCACCATTGTGAACATTAATAGCTGCTTGAGTCATTTCATGCTCAGATTTCAATTGCTTTCTAGCCTTCTCAATTTGACTCAATTTTGACGTATGTTGTTGCAAGTCAGCAGTGGTTTTAGCAATGCTATCTTCGATACTCTTAACTACTTCACTCATTTTTCTCGCTCCTATTTAAAAAAACCTTAAACTACCGGCACTATGGTGTATTCGACTACATAATTAACGGTACTGGTTCCACCCGCCGTAAAGTTGGCAGTATCATTACTCAAATAAACCCCAACTCCATTTGTAACAGTAGAATTTAATGCTACCGAAGCACCATATAGACCAGCAGCAGTAGAAACAGTGTTATTAGTCGCTTGAAAAACAGCGGCCACAATATGAGGGCTGCTGCACACATTAGTAGCGTTATAAGCACCAGCACCATATTGAAGAACAACATTTCCGCCACCTGCAAAAGCAGCTGTATTAAAGTCGTAATTCAAAATAATCCTTTGAACAACCGCCATAAATCCAGAAGCTGGCGCAGGAACAATGTTAACCGCAGCAGTGTTGGTTGTTAAAAAATTAGCAGTACTGATGGTTCCAGATAAGGACTGAATCCCGCTGGTATTCGCAAATCCTAATGTCAACGCGGCTGTACCACCGCCAGAAACAATCGTTAAAGCTTGTCCATTTGCGGAACCAACAGCAGTCGCTGGCAACGTTAAAACATAAGATGCAGTCACGTTGGCTGGCGCTGCAATGCTGGCGCTCAATACGCCATTCGTTGACCCTTCAAGCAGTGATAATTTTCCTGGAAGAGTGATATCTGAGCTTTTAACAGCAAGAGCACCCGCTCCTTTAGTCACACAAGTAATAGAAACATCTGCATCAGCAGTGCCTAATGCAGTGATAGAAGGTGAAGAACCAGTAGCGACACCGGTTACTTGCAACCAATTGTTGGTTACACCAGCCCCAGTGACCGAGAACTGATTTCCACCAGCCGCCGCAAATCCAATGGTATTAGCGGCTGCATGCCATAAACCCGTATCAGTATCAGTTAAAAACCCGATTCCTGGCGTTCCAACTGCTCCAACAGGAACATTGACGGACGCAGCATTAACTTGGAAATTAAGAACGCCATTAGCAGCAAAACCTAACTGCTCAGCACCAACTCGGTAAATACCAGTATTAGTATCCGCAGCAAAGCTATAAGCAGGTGTTGCAACAGCACCATTCACATTCAATACTTGACCAATCCCTCTAGGAACTAGGCTAATAGAAGCGTTGGTATCTGTAGAAGTCGCAGTCAAAGTGGCAATCGAAGGAGTTGCAGTTGTCGTTGCAGCAGCACCAGCGGCAGTCAAATAAGTCGCAGATGTCGCAATCGTTCCTGCAACCGAGAAGTTAGTCCCACCATTCGCACCAAAACCAACTGTATTAGCGCCAATTCGATACATACCAGTATCAGTTTCACTTAAGAAAGTAATAGCGGGTAATGCAGCCGTTCCATCAGGAAACTGAACCGCAGTCGATAAAACTTTGAGTCCCGCAGCTCCACCAACCGCAACATCAACAGATGCCCCAGCAGCTGAAAAAATACCCGTATTGGTATGTGCAGTAAATGTATAGCTGGGTAGAGAAAGAGTGCCTAATGCATTTTGAATGGTTGTGACATTCGCGATTCCACCAGCAGACATAGTAACAGTCGCTGCTTGAATAATCGCACCACCACCACCGCTTTGAGCAGTTCCAACATAAGTCGCTACTTGATTGGCAGTTCCAGTGGTACCACAAATGACTAATTCATTTGCTAAAACATTGAATCCACCTAAATTACCCATACTGGTCTGATCAATTAATAATCCATCAGTACCGTTATAATAGGCTAAGGTGCCATTAATAACGCTATTAACGCCCGTCACATTTCCAGTACCACCACCACTTGGCAAAATAACAGCAGCACCATTTTGATAGAATACGAAATTTTCATCATCACTATTGTAATAAATCATCCCATTAATTACGTTACCTGGGTCTGGAACAGCGCCGACTTGAGGACGTGGCACAACAGGGGTAATCAATGCTGCATATTGCGCATCAGTCAATCGTGGTACCAACAATAATCCAGTGGTTGATTGAACTTCTAATGCAGCAGAAACAGGTAATTGTGTGGTCTGATTGATAGTTAATGTAGGAACAGAATCAGGACTAGTAGCTTGTGCGCCCGTAATTCCAGTGAATTTTGTTAAATCTGCTACCAACAAAGAGGTAGGCAAGAATGGAGTCGAAGTTTGATTAAGTGCCATAAAAAAGCCTTCCTTTCATGATATTCCAACAATCAGCCGGTTACAAAATGTAACCGGCTGTATTTTTGCCATTAAGTACCAGCAGCTACACCACCGCCAAATCCACCGCGGGCATTACTGACCCCGAAGGAATAACGTTCGACTGCTTTTGCCATTAAATTATCAGTAGAAAAATCTGTATAGACATCCACTTCGATAGGTTCACGGACATAATGTTTAAACGCATCAGGTGCATCAGTTAAGATGAACCAAGCATTAGGATTCGTTAAGAACTGATTAGTTCTGAAACCTTCAGGAATAGATGACATGTTGTACATTGCACTGATGTCATTATTTGGAGTTCCAGTTCTGAACGAGCTTCCTAACAAGCGGTCAGCAGTGAACTGCAATTGCGGTGGCACAATCAATTTCTTAGGTTGTGTCATGCAAATTAGACCTGCTTGGTCTCTGAATTGTTGGATAATCGGAATAGCCGCTTCAATCGCTGCTTCATTTAAGTCAACAATTGTCGAGAAACCATTCGCGAACACACCACCATCAATAGGATGATTCAAGTTAAATAAAGACTTGCCATCGCCAATTGGATAAGCGTTGTTAAATCCATTATTTAGAACCGAAGCGCCTAAGATTTCCTTCGTTTGAAGCATAGATTTCTTCAAACTTCTGGACATCAATGGGAAACGTGTCTTATAAAGATTATCTTTTATCGCCTGTCTAGTTATGTGAAACTGAAGAGCTAGGTATTTATGCACATAGCTCGTGACAATCCGTTGACCCATAGTATCGGTCGCAGTTTGTGCGCCTTCTGGTCGGATTTGAGCCAACCCTAAGAACTTCATTTCCACTTCAATTTCAACAGCCTTATCAGAATCATGAGTCGTAAAGATTTCCGACCACTGACTAGGATAACTTGGGTAATCTCCGTAAACGGCCTTTAAGCCCGGTCGCAAGAGATTGGCGATTGCCGTAGTGTTAATTGCCATTGTTTATCTCCTTATGTTGGGTTAACGGTACCGAGGCTCTTATAGGTATCTGCGTTAAACACGCCGACAACGTTCACATAAGGGTTACCCTGTACTTGTAATGGGTTAATGGATGGCTCTAAACGAATTACTTTGAAAGCCGCTGTATTGCTGGTTGAAGTTAAATCTAAGAACGCACCAGATTGACCGGTTAATGTGCTACCTGTTCCGATAGTGATGGCATAGTTCTTACCAACATTAGCTTGGGTAAAGGTAGTTGTGTTACCGGCGTGTCCACATTGAATACTGTATTCAACAGTGGGGTCATCAACCACAAAGCAATTTACAACAGCCGCATTTAAAGTGGCTTGATTCGCTGGCCAGAAAGGAGAGAAAACAAAGTTTCCAGCTGCATTAGGAACAGCGATACTGAATTCACACCCAAAGAATACACCTAAATACAATGCACTAGCATTCGCATCAGGTGAAACATGGATATATCCATCAGCACCTAAGAATACGGGGTCACCAGTGAAAATGTTTTGTGCGTAACCAGAAGGAATTTGATAAACGTTTTGTTGGCAATTCCACGTACCACCGGTTAAAGAAACACGGGGTTGGAGGCCAAACGGGGCGTCGGTACCATATGACATAATAATTGTCTCCGCAAATATGTTTATATTTCCGTAAATAATTACGAGGCATATGCCGTACCGAATTGAAAGCTACGGTCCCGCTTATTTTGCACGCTCGAAGCGATTTGGTTTCCCAATGATTATCAGGATAATAATTTCGCTTCAAGCATACAATACACTTATTGTTTGAATAGCTTCGACACTATTCACCAAACGCGATTCCTTTAGAAGTCATTGTATCGTTGTGCATAAAATGACCTGGAATTCCTTTATCTCCCAAATAGTTATCAGCGGCTGGGATTGAAGTCACAACATTATAGTTATGCTTATTCAATTTCTCCATTTCCTTGACACCTAAATACTTAGGACGCTCATAAAGAACAAGTCCTGCTCTAAAGTAATATCCATAACGAGAATCGTGTTTGCCAATATGGTCATTAGAAGCTAGCTCTGGATGACGACCGGCTGGAACCGCTGTCCAACAAGCGCCTTCGCCCTTAGCTACATTCCCGTCATCAGGAACACCATGAGTCGCGGTTCGAAGCCAACGATATTCCATTCCGTCTGGGATAAGCGATTCATCTACCCAGAGGTCGTGTTTGAATTCGACTCTATCCAATGCTTTTTCATATTGAGCATAACGTTCTGACATACTATGTTCTTCAGCTCGTGTTTGTCTTGGTTCGCGTATTGTCTTTGACATGATTATCTCCCCCAGGATGCACGACCATTAGTAATGTCGTCGTGATATTCTTTACGATATGCTTTAGCCTCTTCCGGATTAACCTTCCAATGCTTCATCATTTCCTGATGTTCTGCTGGAAGTTCTTTAGGCTGCCTTTGATTATTCATATATCCGCTATTACTACGGACACCACCCACGGGTGTTCTGCTCGCTTTCATCGGTAATGCTCTCCTTTGTGGTGTTCCTGTTATTTCCCGAACATGGGCGTTAATTGCTTGAAAATATTCAGCGCGTCCAATCTTATTCGCTTGACCATTCTGATAAAGATAATTATCTAATTGGTCTGAATAGGTCATAACTCGTTCAGCTAATTCAGGGTTATGGTCTGGATTATTCTCATCCAACCAAGGATTACTATCTAACCACATCTGAGATTCAGGAGTTACAACAGGTGCCTGCTCATAGGGTTGCTGATATTGCTGTTGCTGCATTTGTTGCTGAACAGTTGGTTGCTGATAGTGTTGTTGTTGCTGAATCTCGGCTTGTTGTTTTTTATTCCAATTATCTTCTGCTTCCCAAGCCTTCACTTGCTGCATTTCAGAGCTAACTTCAGCTATTTTAGCTTGCGCATCTGTTTGAGCATCAATATCACCCGATTCATAGGCCTGTTTAAAGGCTTGTTTAGCCTGTTGCAGACGAAGTTCTGTTGCGCTCGTATACTGAGCCAATGCCGCTTTGGTAGAAGCCTCAGTTTTAGTATGTAAACGAATCATTTCTTGCTGAAGCTGCTCATTTTCTTGCCGCATTCTTTCAGCAATCTCTAATGCTTGGAACTTTTCACGCGTAATTTGATTAATGCGCGTCTGTGCAGAGATTTTAGGCCGTTTGGGGGCTGGTTGCGGGCTTTCCTGCTCGCTTTCCTCGCCTTCTGGCTCCTGGTCTGGCTCAGATTCGTCTTGGGACGTAGAATCCTCTACTGCTTCCGGTTCATCTGGAAATTGATTTTCATTTTCTTCCATTTTATAGCTCCTATTGAATAATATAAGAAGGGTCTTTTAGTGGGCTCATACAATGCACATCTTCTATAATTTTGACATTAATCCCTAAGTAATTCATAACCGCTCCACCAGCATATCGAGGAAATAAAATAAAATCTCCTACTCGACAACGTGCGCCACTCGGAAATCGTTCTTTATCTCGATAGCATTCAGGGCCTTGAGCAATTACCCAGCCAACAGTAGTGGTGTATTTATCATTCGCACTAACACTTGCTGGAATAATAAGATTAACGTCCTTACCATCTTTATCTTTGATAACTATTTTCTCTTCATATCGGTCACACATTTTGATAATCATGTTGTAACCAGAACAAGGGGGTAATTCGAACTTTTCTGCTTTTTGATGACTTGTAACGGTTACTTCCCGACCGTCTGTATCAATATATTTCTTATTCCAATATTCATCTTCTAATATTTTAAAGACGGCTTCTTTTGAACTTTCAATTTCATCATCTTTAATGTAACTCGTCATGCTAGATACTATTTCGCTCATCTTCGCTCCTTTCGGCAACTGCCGCTAATCTTTTACTGTTAAACATTCTTTTATAAAGCTCTATGGCCTTTTGTTCACACTTTTCAAGTCCTCTGATTTCACCTCTTAAATCTTTGACATCATCCCATCCAGAAATAGGCCCTTTACAGAGCCTATTTTCAAGTGCGTTCTTTTCTTGTCTGATTTCTAGAAGGAATGTCTCGCAAAATTTAATTATCATTTCATTCTGACACTACCTTTCTTATTAATGGGTTTTCCAGCAGCTGTCATTTCTTTATGACGAATCTTTCCAGAACCGCCCATGGCCATCTTCATAGCACCACCACCGCATTCCTTTTTAACCTTTCCGCCTTTCTTCATGGGCGCTTGCTGTTCAGTATTCATCGGTGTTTGTTGAGCAGGCCGTGCCATTTCCATTGGACGTTTCATCATCCCATGCATTCCGCGTGCGGCCATCATTCCTGGCATACCACCCATTGCCATTTTAACTTTTCCACCTTTTTTCATCGTTTCCGGGTCACCAAATTTATCTGCGAATCTAACGCCGCCACCTTTTTTCATCGGAACTTCGCCCATTGCTTTGGAAGCGCTTTCGAATGGACTTTTAGGAGCTGGCAAAGCACCACCAGTAGCGAATTTCACTGCACCCCCTTTCTTGTAGTAACGCATCTTGGTCTTTTCAGGAGAGGAGAAACTAGAAGGGGCAGCTTTTCTAACACCTGATAGCTTCATTTCTTCATCCATAATGTTTTTAGCACGACTTCTCATTAAGTCTTTACCGGGATATCCAGCTTCATATTTGATTGGCATTTCATCTGCATTCATTTCGAGTTTCCTTTTTGGGTTGTTTCAACTTGGCTACGCCACCTTTTTTAAAGTTGCTCAATCCATGTGGATTAAAAGAGGTTGGTTTATGAACGACGGTATTACCAGCGTGAAATAAACCGCCCATAGAAATGGGGGCAACGCCTGTTGTATGACGAGTCACATTCTGAAGTTTTTGAGTCTTATTTGAATTAGGATTTAAATAGGCAGAAGCTTTTTGAAATAATCCTTTCCCCACATTTAAAGGGGACATTCCGGGATTGTAACCAACGACTGCGCTATTTTCTGGCCTTAATCGCCGACCTGTCTGTTCAGCCATCGTACCGCCTAGAGAATGACCGACGTTAGTAATATTATTGCCGTATTTTTCTTGCGCACTCCTGGCTATATTTTCAGCATTCCTAACTCGTTTTGAAGTATTTCTATTCAATAGTCCAGTGGTGATTAGAAAATCATTCTTCAAATCATTTCTATCTTTAGGATCTGTTCCTTTATGCGAAATATAAGTCTGTTTTGTTTCAGGATTATGATAAGTGCGCGTCTTCTTATTAGATAAAGCCGTATCTAATTGATACCCACCAATATTAGCCTCAGCATTGGGATTATATGCCCCTCGGGATAACTGTAAGCTGATATCAGGCTGGGGCATCTGTGGCGGCACTATAGGCCCTGGCATCACTCCACCCATCGCTTTCTTAATTATTCCCTGAGAACGATTTCTCATAGAATCTTTTTTGCCTTGATAACCAGCCGTACATTTAATCTTGTCTGATTTCATGCTGCATTTCCTCATGGGGTTGTTTCATCTCAGCTATCGCTAAATCAACTTCATTTTTCTCTTGGGCCATCTGTTGTTCTATTTCTAATTTCAGCTTAGCAAGCTCTAATCTCATCTGTTCTTTATAAGCATCTGTTTCGGCTTTCAACTCAGCTATCTCTTTTCGGGTTTGGTCGGACTCTCGACGCTGCTCAATATCCATCATCATCACGGTATTTGCATCAGGAGGCGCATTAGCGGCTTCATGTTGACTCATCTCAGCTTTCTGCTGCTTAGCAACTTCAGCGGCTCTCAACGCAATTTGATTCTGAACATCATGGTCTTGAAGCGCTTGTTCATCCGGCATTTCCATACCCATCGCCATCTGCATCTCAATCAAATACTGCATCGCTAAATGCTCCTGACAATGCGCTTGAGATTGAGGGGTCTGCTGAGGTAAGGAGGTATGCACTTCAATATGGGCTTTATGGTCTTGCCAGATAGCCGCAGCCACTGGCTGACCTTGAATTAAATGCATGTTTTCAGTGACAGGGTCTAATGGGGGCGTTGGTTGCTCTTCAGGCACAAATAAATCATCAATGTCACTGATATTTAAAGTTTCTAACACGCGCCTATAGATAGCCCTCTTGTTAAACAAATCGGGGGCTTCAGCGACTAATCCTTTGATATATTCAGCCCGCATCACGCGCTGCATATTGGTCATAACGGATGGGTCTGAAACCGGTCTTACTGATATTCCCGGATGGAAATCAGCTTTCATAATCACATTTTCAGCACCGCCAGTCGCAAATGGGTAAGGTTCATCGGTAAAGTATTCTGAAAAACAGTCATATAACATCTGGAATTCTTCAGATAAACAACTGTGGAATGACCTTAAAATAGTGGACTGCACAATGCCATTAGACTCTAGGGCTGCTAAAGTCGTCCCAACAGGCGCGTTCTGATTGAGCTCTGAGAGCTGTATCTCAGTAGTGGATGCTAAAGATTGGGTTTGCTCTACAAGCTTCTCACGGAGCATATTAAGCACTTGAGAAGGCTCATCATAAGGCATCGGCATAAAGGCTTGGTTAACCGGCAATCCACCCGTCTCAACATCCCTAAATTCACCCGGTTGTAATGCCTTGTCATTATCCTCAATTCGCATCCCTTTGACTTTAAGACCGGCTGGATAGTTCTTGAAGATACCCGCATTGATAAGCTGTCTAAGAAGAGAATTTAAAGTGATAGCGTTAGAACCAATCAGATGAGATAGGCCAAGTCCATAAATACCAAAACCAGGTAGGTAATAATAATGAACGAAATACTTGATTTTTTCGTACATCTCATCACCTTCACGCCAGTTTCGGCGAATAGACATCACCTTCTTGGTAGTGGCGCAAACAGTGACAATATAAGGTCTAGGAATCGAATTCTTCTTGTCTTCTTCATCCCCATCATCTTCGGTATTATCTTCTGGGAATGCGAGTGTATCTCCGTCTAAATCTAAATCAATATGACATTCATAAAAATCGAAGAGCGATTTGTTATCAGCCGTATCGGTCTGAATGCCCTCTTGCCGTTTAACGGTCTTCAAAGTGGGTGAATCTTCCCCTTCTTCCGCATTGTCATCATTAATCTTAGGCAACTTTACATCTAAGAAATCACCCGATAATTGCCTTAAGATGATTTCCTTCTTACTCAAATGTAAGATTTGGGTCATTCTAGGGGAATCTAGGAGGCTCACGGTATTATTATCAACAATGAAATCTTGAGGCTTAACAAAACGGGCTATTGGGCGCTTTAGAATGGGGTCTTGGTAAACCTTTCTGAATCCGCATCCAAAAAGAGCTGTATAAAGAATGAGGCGTTCTGAATCTCGGTAATAGGGCTTATCAATATATTTTAAGTAATAATTCATGAAGCTCTTGATGCGCCGAGCCTGGTCTTCTGTCTGCTCGTTCTTGGAACCCTCAATTTCTGTCTCTACAGGCCCCTTAGAAGGAAATAACTCAGCCCTAGCCACAGAGAAGAATCGAACTAAAGCAGTCGCTAGCGTCGAATCATAAGCCATACAGAGGTTTACAAAACCAGAGTTCTTAGGTTCTGTGACATTGAATCCAATTTGTTTGAGAACGGTGTTGTTGGTATTTTCCCAGTCTTGACGAGAAATCCTATCGTCCTGAATCCCTTCCAGTATTTCTGTGGATAACTTTTCTAACTCATCCTGTTCCATGTCTTCAGCAAGATTGGCGTAGAAAGCACCCTCCGGTAAAACATCCATCGGTGCTTGCTCTGGCTCTTCATCTTGAAAGTAAGGTTGCTCTCCCTGCATTTTCAGAATTGAAGGGTCACCTTGAGACATGTCTGGAAACCCAGCTTGATTACCTTGGTCTGGACTGAACGGAAATGGTGTTGACACAATATCCCTTACGTCAAATTATTCAAACATAACTACTATAAAAACTATACAAAAAATATACAATAAGTGTATGATTTTCCTAGTATTTTGGAATAAGTACCGTCTAGTTTTGAATAGATTTGATTAGCTTGGAAGGATTAACAAATGAGTGCTCAAATCATGAATAAAAATTTTCAAATAAGTAACGAAATGAAGAAAGAATTCTGGAATGCACCCCCAGAAGCGCTTTTTGACCGTAAAGCGATTGCCGCTGTTTTAGAATATAAAGTAAGCTGGCTAGAAAGAAATGCATGGGCAAAGAAGAATTCCATTCCCTATTTATCGGGCCCTCGAAAATGTCTTTATCGGAAAATGGATGTTTTGGCATGGATAGAGAAGCACTACAAACATAAGAATGCAACCACAGAGAATTGAAGAACTCCTCGCTCGTAAGCAGGAACGTCTCGACATCTTAATTGAAGAACGGAGTCGCCTCCGAGCAGAGCTATCCCTCCATGAATTTGTGAAACAAGCCTGGAAACAAGTAGAAGGTAAGCGCCCATTCATAGACGGATGGCATATAGGCGCTATCTGCGAGCATCTAGAGGCGGTTACCTATGGTGATATCCGATATCTGCTAATAAACATTCCCCCTGGCTGTTGCAAGAGCACTCTAGTCAGCGTTCTCTGGCCTGTCTGGACTTGGATAGCCAAACCTGAGATTCGATTCATCTGCGCTTCCTATGCGGCCTCTCTTTCTACCAGAGATGCACTTAAAGCTAGAAGGGTCATTCAATCACCCTGGTTCCAACAACGTTGGGGGCACCTCTTTACGCTAACTAAAACATTAGAGGAAAGATATGAGAACGATAAGCGCGGATACCGTATTTCTACTAGCGTGGAAGGAACCGCAACCGGAGAGGGCGGTGATATTCTTATAACGGATGACATCAATAACGTTAAAGATAGTCAATCAGATGCTATCAAAGAGAAGACCTTACGATTCTGGCGACAAGTCTGGCCAACCCGGATGAGAGACGATACCCGTGGGGCTATGGTCAACATCCAACAAAGAATTGATGAGCTAGATGTATCTGGCTTAATACTTCAAGGGGAAGATTCTAGCGATTGGGTGAAATTAATCTTACCTATGGAATTCGAATCTGCTAGGAGAACTAGGACGATTAATCTACCGTCTTGCAGAGTCGGGAGAGCCTGGCAAGACCCCCGAAAAGAAGATGGCGAACTTCTCTGGCCAGAATTTAAAACCGCTGCTGTGGTCTCTAAACTTAAAAAACAACTCCATGATGAGTATGCCATTGCGGGACAATTGCAACAGCGACCCGCACCTGAAGAAGGAGGTATCCTCAAAAAAGCATGGTTCAAATGGTGGAAGAAAACCGTTCCCCCTCAAATTATCCAGGTCATCCAATCTTGGGATACGGCTTTAGAAGATAAGCGTACCAGCGATTATTCAGCTTGTACGACATGGGGGCTTTTCTATGAAGGCAATAATCAGCCTAATATCATTTTGCTCAATATGTGGCGGGGGAGGGTTGAATATCCAGATTTACACGATATGGCCATTAGGTTCTACAAGGACTATCGCGACACGGGAACATCCATCATAAAGCCAGACGGAAAACATATCCCTGACTTAGTATTAGTAGAATCTAAAGTATCCGGTATCTCCCTCAGACAGAACTTGAGACGAGCCGGTATCAATGCCATGGGGTTCGACCCCACTAAGTTTGGCGATAAGATGCAACGGGTCAGACTTGTTACCCATTATATCTCTGGCGGTAGGATCTGGTTCCCCGCTAAGCCCCCCAATTATACGACTTTAAGAAACTTCGCTAATATCACTTTAGATTTATGTGGAATATTCCCGAATGGCGACTCTAGAGACGTTGTGGATACGATGGCGCAGTTATTATTGTATTTATCACAAAATGGCTGGTTAACGCATCCTGACGATGAAACGATGATGGATACGAGCATGAGACCTAAAGATTTACCGAAATGGGGAGAAAATTAGTCAGAAACTCTATATTCTTGATAAAGCTTCTTATGGCCTTCCCGTAGAGGATCTCTGGCAGGGAATGAATAATAATACTCAATACACTTCTTATATCCCCCTTTAAATAATTCCTGTAACGGCTCTCTATGGTCTCCCTTTAAGATATAATGCTGTTGACGACTGTTAAAATCAGCTTTTCTAATAATAGTAGTCTCAGAAGTATCAGTGGCGGGATAATAATTATAAACAATATAAAATCCCTTCCCATCTTCACGCTCTAGAATTTCACAATTAGGAGATAATTTCTTCCAACTGGCGTTCATTGAATCTTCTCTAACGTATAAGCTATCTCACCTTCCTCCCTTACAATGAAAAAAGGAACATGTGTTAGTAAAGGTTTAACCTTAGCCTCTTTCATAAACTTCAATACAAAGACATGATAAAATGTTTCTTCATCATGAGATTCCCTAGGCTGAAAAGTACTATTTGTGTTAACTCGCTTAATGGTAAGTGTCATCTTCTTGAACATCACAAAGTGGTCGACGTGCTTCTCATAAACAATATATTTATCCACATGACCAGATAAATATTTCATGGTCTTCTTAGAAAGATTGTCTAACTTCTTTAACGCCACTTCTTTACGCTTCTTTTCAAGCTCTATCTTTCTTAAATCTCTGTCTGATAACTTAGGTTCTTCAATCTTCTTTTTTGAAACAATTGGCATAGAGGCTCCTTAATTTATCTAAAATAGACTTGGGTTTCTTTTCTTCTAGATTGTATGCAATTCTGATATGTTCAATATACGCTCGTAATTGTTCCTCAGTTGGCGCATAAGAAGGGGGCATAACAGGTTCATCAAATTTCTTTTCATCCATAAAATATTCTCCAAAAAAACATTTGACACTTATTTCTTTTTGAGTATACTATATTTAAATTAAATATTGGAGAAATTTTTAATGGGTTACGTAAAAGAATCATTTGCACAAAAGAATAGTAAATATTCTAATAAACATTTAGTCAAGGTACTTAAACTATTAAATTTAAATCCTGCGGGCTTGTCTCGATTATTGAAGTGCAATCAAGGAAATCTAAGTCAATCATTGCATAATAGGTATGCTGTTTCTTTACGTCTGTCCTTAGAAATAGAAAAGATAACTGAAGGTAAAGTGAAAGCAAGCCAATTGAACCCGGTCGCATGGGCTAAGTATAAAGTGTCAATCAAGAAGAAGAAAAATGAATAAATTGATTTTAAGTGGGCAAGGTGGGAATATGACACCGGTTGTTTATATGCCTATGTGCGATGCTTCTAGAGCATTGTTAAAGATTTGTAAACGAGACCATTTAAATTCACATGAATTGCCTCTTTTAAAGGATTTAGGATTTGATATTGAGATTATCGGTAATCTTAAAGGGGTTGTGAAAGAGCTAAGGGAATTAAGGATGGATTATTTGGCTGAAGAGACAGGAATAGATTTTGTAGGGGAGTCTGTATAATGTGGCTCATTGATTTAATGTTTGGCGCTGTTGTCGTTGGTGGATTTATCTTCTGGTGGCACTTTGTTAGAAGAAACATCTCTTCTACACATAGAGTTGTTGAGACTCATGATTATCAATACCCTTATAAGGTTCAAAAAGTATTAAAAGTATTCGGAAATATAGTCCATAAAGAAGAAGTTAACTCTTATGGGAGAAATTTTGTAGAAGCTTCTAGAGATGCTATTTCTCGGGATGTCTTACTAAAGCAAAGAGAAGCGGCTAAAAATGTTCTTAAAATCTATGAGATTGAAGATTTAGAGCGATTAATATTAATAGAGCAATCTAAACATAAGGATAATCAATAATGTACTTGAGTATTTCAGAGGTCTATCTTCCACATTTAGAATATACAGAAATTGCTATATGTCATGGAGATAATGTTAGCGTGCTAGGCGGCGTAAAAAATGAACGAAATACAAGCTGGATGGTAGAGCAATTACAAAAACTTATAGAGGATGGAAAGTCACTCAGTGAATTATGTGATTACTTTGATGAACATAGTAATTATGAGGAATTAAAATAATGTATCTCATGATTGCACTTTTTATTACTGCAATGCCTATCGCTGCTTGGTATGCGTATAGTCACTTTAAAATAAATAATCCTATTGTCACGCATGCGGCTGCGGGTGCGTGGGCATTTTCAGCAATTATATTCTTCAGTACTTGCATTACTCAAATCTATCCAGGGGAAGTTGGCGTAGTCGTAGACATGATGGGAATGCACTCAGGCGTTGAAGAGAAAGCGTTGCCGGTGGGGATGCATCTATTAATGCCGTGGCAATCTGTTTATCATTTCCCTACTTTCCAACAAAATCATGTATGGGAAGGTGATTCTGGATTCAACTTTCAAACCTCTGAAGGTTTATCGGTTCATGCGGATATTGGTATATCCTATGAGCTAGATGCTGATAAGATACCTGTCTTGTTTCAGAAATATAGACGAGGGATTGAAGAAATAACCGATGTCTTTATTAGAAATAATATTAGAGACGCTATTAACAGAGTATCCTCTAGAATGAAGATTGAAGAACTCTATGGTGAGAAGAAAGAGGAATTCTTTAAATTAGTCCTAGACCATGTAAAAGATGATTTGAGCCCACTTGGATTTAAGATAAATAGTATATTTATTATGGGTCAGTTTAAAGTTCCTGCTATTGTCATGGAAGCATTGAATCGTAAGATTGAAGCTACTCAGAAGGCACAACAGCGAGAGAATGAATTAAGAGAAACAGAAGCCCAAGCCAAGAAAGAGGTCGCTAAAGCACAAGGTGAAGCTAATGCTAAGGTATTAACAGCTAAGGGTAATGGCGATAGTCTTTTAATAGAAGCTAAAGCGAAAGCAGAGGCAAATGCGCTTTTAACGAAATCTTTAAGCAATGAATTAATTAAGTGGGAATCAGTTAACAAATGGGATGGTCAAATGCCAAAGTTTGCTGGTGGTTCTAATGGCGTTATGTTTCAATTACCATTTGATGAGGAGGCGAAGAAATGAGTTTGGGTCACATGTTGAAAGAGATGTTAGAGAAACTAGGAGAAGCGGTTACCGTTTCTGCTTCTGATATTAAACAAATTAGAAAAGATTTTACTCCTGAAGATTTAGAGACCGCTAAATTCTTTCTAGATGATTTTAAAGCTTTGGCACAGAAATATTCATTGCTCGTTAAAGCGGCTAACAGAATGCCGATAGTTGATTTCTTTACTGATGTCATGGTCAATTCAGCAGAATCCATTAGAGAGGCGATGTCCTCTCATAATAATCGTTTTATGTGTAACGCACTCTTTAAAAAGGTTGCTGCCGATACGGGCAATACTATATATTTTCATGAATTTTGTGGAATAGCTGACGAGATGAGAAAACTTTATAACACAATCCATGAGGAACAAGGAATGAATACTATTAATCCAGCTCCTATTGAAGATGAAACAACAGCAGAAGATACGATGAAGTCTCAGAAAGAGAAAGCTGCTGAGTTCCTAGGAATGACTCCTGAAGAAGTAGATGCTGAATTGAAGAGGGCGACACCCAGCGCAGAGGATATTATGACTGAAACAGCAGATGGCGATAAAATAGCATCATGAGCTTTCAGTCATTTAATTCTCCACTAGGCTATCTATTAATGATAGGTGTTCTTTATGGATTAGGTCATTTCCTGGCATTTTCATTAACCTGGTGTTCTAAGATGATTGATAGGTGTTTCCATGTTTGACAAAGTAACGTTTGAAATATCTGGCTCTGAAGAGGAAACTCTCCATAAAGAACGAATATTGCCTGTTATTCAAGCTTATGATAATTATTATAAACTGGAAGAGATAGGAAGCTATTTAAGAAGGTATGATAAGCATTTAGACTTAACCGATGCAGAACAAATATTGCTAGATAAGATTAGAGAAAAAGTTTTTGATATAATAGGAATCTTATATGAATAAAGAGCTATTTGAAATCTATACAGGAGAAAGAGCGCCTGATACTGATACTAAGAACTCCGCTGTAAGATTACAGTAGTTTTATTCTATGTGGGGGCTATACGATGCCCCGTAGCCCGTTGGGGGCGCTATCTTATCAATTTTGTTTATCTCTGTCTTTAGAGAATTCCTCTAAGGCAATAGAATGCAGATAGGATTACATTTTGGTTAATACCTTCGTAAGAGGGCGCTGGTTCAAATCCGGCTACGTCTTATCATTCTTGTCTATTGTCTTAGAGGAGCGCTCTTAGGCTGATATTTATAGGGGCAAGTGTTATTCTATGATATCAGCTTGAATAACCAAGCCTTGGGAGCGCTCCTCTCTTTAGGAGTAAAGGAGGTTATCGTGTTTACAGACGAAAATAGTAAGGACGCTGAACGAGAAGTACTAGAGTTATCATTCCTAGGTAATCCAGATAACCAGAGAGAGCCATTAATGACTAGAGATAACCCAAATATTGTTGGGCATAATCCAACATTCCTTCATCAATTCACAAGATTAGCACCTCAACCACAGTATGCGACCTTAGTTAGGGTTGATATAGAAACCGAATATTATCAACCAGAAGCGCCCGTGTTTAGACCTAGCCAAAAAGAGATAGATGATTTAACGCCTTCATCCCAAAGTTCTCTGGTAGACAGATTGGCAGCTATCACAGAAGTATATGGAGGAAAAGCTATTCCTATATCAGCTTCCGAAGAAGAGCTAAAATTTTCCCCCGTTACCCCTTGGGAAAGTGATGAATTAGAAGACGAAGAAATTTCTAATAGGGAAACTTTTTCTCATAAAGGACCCAGTCTTCAAGAAGATTTAAAGAAAGAGATGTTGTATAATGCAGAAATATTAATTTCTTTTAATTCGCTTTATAGAGAAGCTCATGCAGATTATATATTAGCGAGAGAGCAATATAATAATTCTAAAACCAATAATGATTATATGAAGCTACAGCGTAAAGAGACTGAGATTAATCTAATGAGCAAGCCTATCTTTATGGCTGAGAAGATGCAGAAACTATTAGCTGAAACATTATCGACTCTGGAAAGATATGGACTTGATAGGGGGGTTGATTTGAACAATAACAATGGTAGTAACAATAATAACTTTAGGAATAAGGCATGATTGATTTCTTGGGTGCATTTGGTATGACCTTCTCTTTAGTGTCTGCTTTAATCTATTATTATTTTCTTAAATCACAAACAGATGATTTAAAATCAAAACTATCAGAGCATGCTCATATTCTTAAACGAATAACGAGAGATATGAAGTTTGAACCAGGTGAGTTTATTATGATAGGACCATATGACGAAATCATATTAACTAATCCTCCAGATGGCTTAATCATCGAAGAATTGAAGAATGAAAATAAGAAGCTAAGAGAAATGATATTGGATACCCAGAATATTATAATGCAAAATTCTATAAACAAGAGGAATAAGGCATGATGGATTTCTTTTCAGTATTTAGTCTCTTAATGGCGACATCCTTTACGCTTATGGCTTATTACTTAACGACTAAGGCTTACAAAACATGTGATAAAATCATTTTAGAATTTAATAAAGAGTACATAAGAATAGAGGACGAGAACAACAGGCTCAGACAAATGATAGATGATATGACTTATAACAAGATTGAAGCAGCGCGTACTGTTGAAGATGTAGAGAAAGCATACGGGAAGATAGGAATAAAGAAGGTAAGCGAATGAGCGGTGGTTCTCGTAAAGGCGCAGGAAGGCCGATAGGAACGAATCGATATGGAGAGCCTACTAAAGCTATACGTGTTCCAATAAGTCTTCTACCAGAGATTGAGAAGCGATTAGATAAGATGGCTGAAGCGCATGAAGAATATCTAGATAATCTTGATTTCGCATTAGATAGAAGGAATTGTTTTGTTTATCAGCTAGAGGAGCTTAATGAGCGCGTATCTAACCCCCTCAAAGCATCCTCTAAAGAATCATAAGTACTATAACTCGTCCAATCATCTATGATTCTTTGCCTATCTGATGACACTTCTAAGTTTGGTTTACTTCCTTCTGGCATCTTCTCTTTCACTGTTATAGGACTGAAGCTTTCTAGCTGTAATAGTGTTTCTTCTCTTCTACAAAAACCTTCGCCGATATAAGTTTTCTCAAAGTTATCAGGCAAGAATGCGCAGCTACTAAAGTCTACCGTATCCTTTAAGAATAACTTCATCTCTATTGTGTGCATAAAACCATCATGTGAACCATGCGTCTTAGATATATCGATCATTAAAGCAAACTCTTTATCTAATTTCTTAGAGATAGCTTTCTCTTCATTGATATCAATTCCAATAGAGAGAATACCAGCTCTATAGCGGATATAAACGAACTTACCTAACATATCATGACCTTCCCATTGAGAGGGAAATTTATCACAGGTCTTTCTGAGCTGAGCTATTCGGTATTTCAATTAAGTATCCTCCTCGGACAATACAGCATCTACTTCATCCAATAAAGAATTAGCTATTAATTCCAATTCTTCATCAGAAGCAGTTGATTTTGCTTTTCTAGCAGAATCTTTAAAACGAGAAATAAATTCGTCTCTAGCTATTTTCCTTTCAGCTTTCATGATAGCTTCGTCTAAACATTCTCCACACTTCCAATTAACTCGTTTAAAATAAGGAAACATTTCAACAGAAGAAGTAGTGTAGCCATCACATCCAGTAGTGGAGCACTTTACAATTATGTCGCCTTCCATTTCAATCATCTAATTAAGTATCCTATTCTTGAAGTTCTCATTATACCATTTCATAAACTCAATATGACAATCTTCACAGATAATTGAAATTGGATGGTTTTCTAGGTCTGGAAATATATCTTTAGCTTCTTTAATAGCGACAGCATCTGGCCTAGTTTTCATAAAGACGCCCTTACACTTTTCACAAATGTAAGGTTCATCTATTATCATCCACGATTCATCAATACCGATGACTTCCTGTCGTCCTAGGCTTACCACCTTTAATGATATTAGCCTCTAATGCTTCTATCTTAAAAGCGTTTATCTTATCAATTCTATGTTGAGTAAACATAGTTCCATCGCCCATAGGAATAGGATTTAAATCCTTCTTTGGCTCTCTTGATGGTTCCGGAAGATTACTTAAGAACTTCTGAATATCATCTTTCTCTGGTCTAAATTTATGGAACATATAATCATGCCTCCTATAATCTTGTTTTTTATCCTGCTCATTAATACCCATTCCTTCAAACATCTTTCTAAGCTCTCTAAGAGAGGCTGCCTTATGATTCTTCTCTAGTATATTATTCCTCAAAGAATCTTTCTTGTGTTTCTTTTCTTCATTAATCTTGTTAGCTGTCATACCGTTAAATTGATGGAACATGTCTTTCTCCCGCTCTTATAAAGATATGACTATACATCAATATATTTTATTTATCAAATGTTATTTTCAGGGAGTGCGAGCAGCCCTATTGATACGATAGATGTAATATGCTTAATCATGATACTTCCCATACATTCTTAACCATTCCAGTCTCTATTCTTTCATCATCTTCTTTAATAAGTTTAACGACTTCTTTAAGAGCATCATCATAAGTCTTGTAGTGTCCAGCTAATATAAAAATTTCATAGGATGGATGCTCGGTAAGGAATCTACCAATTCTGAACACTGTCATGTTAGTGCCTGATACGGCATGAGCAGCTAGAGATACCGCTGCTATCTCTTGAATACGATATTTATTCTTCCTTATCTTTGTTACTGTTACCAATTCCTTTCTTCCCCCAATTATAATAACCGTAGATATGCATAGCAAAAGATATTGTACAAAAGAATGCCTGGGAATAGAAGCCTACGTAGATATCTCTAGCACACCAGTATATGACTACAATGGACCAGACAATAAAACAAGTTCTCTTTCCTTTAACATTTAACCATCTAGCCCACTTACCTGATAGAGAGGCGATAGTATCAAAGACTTCCATTAACCAGTTATGTTCAATCATTTTTTATTTTTATCCGGCAACAATTTATTTTCAGGGGAAGCATTGATATCTTTTATGTTTTTTATAATATCGGCCCCCTCTAGGAATTTGATATTAGCCGTTTGATTCAGAAACTTATGGTACTCCATCTCAGCTTTACAAGATGAAATAACTGTTTCATAAAGTTTAGCTGAAACACCAGCTTCATCTATGTCAATTGTCCCTCTCTGTAAATCTTTTATTGTTTTTAATGCGCTCTCTCTTAAATCACTAATATTCTTCATGCTCTAATGCTCCTTTTCTTAATAACCTATGTAACTTTATAACTTCTTTTTTAAAATCTACTAACAAGCCTGGAATATCTGAATTCTTAAGACTAGTTCTACCCTTAATTAATCTCTTAACATATGGAGACAAAAGAAATTCCCTAATCTTTTTGTAATAAACAGCATCCCTTCTCTTAGCGCGTTCAAGATTATTTTCTCTCCATTCCAGGTTATAAGCAAGTCTTTTTTCTTTTCTTCCACTTTTGTTTGAGTGGTACTCTTTTCTTGCTTTCTCTGCTATTTCAGGTAATCTTTTTCGGTATCTATCTGAATTCCTATAAGCCTTGTATCGTGCCAACTCTTTATCTTTATTCAAACGAGTATAAGTAGCCCCTCTAATTCTTTCACATGTTCTACATCTAAAATATTTACCGGACTTGTAAACCTGACTTATATCAAGTTCACCATGAACTTTACAAGTCTTGACTATCTCTGTCATCACATCATCCTTATTTCTGCATTCTCTGGAAATTCTTCACTCTTAGACCAATCTCCCGCTTTAAGAGTCGCTTCAAATAGATGTCGTGTAGCTTTATCATTCCAATACTTTATCTCTTTACCGTTCTCATCTACACCATAACAACCGAATACTATCACGTGCGTAGTCGGGTCTTTATTTTCATCTAAGTTAAGCTTTCCTCTGATACCTGATAGCTGTCTATCTATTCCTATCTTCTGACAGAATGGGCATTTCATCTTTCCGTAAAACTCCCTATCGCCTTTAACAATTTATCCTGTTCTTTCTCATCTCTATTTCTTTTAAAGTATTTATTAATGAATTGCTCTCTTCAGTCAGTGATGGAATGATACAGTTATCAAATTCTATCTGCTTCTTATTAACAAGTCTTCCTAATAAGATACTACTCCCTTCCATAATATAATCACCGAATGAATAATGATTTCTTCTCTCGTTCATTAACTGAGGATTAGCAGCTCTTGATAATGGTAACCATCCATCTTTAGCTGCATTCTCTAGATTCTCTGTAAGCTTTTCATCTCCATTAGTGAAGATAGAAGCAGCAGCCCATCTATATTCCATACCTGGTGTCTTAGCTTCTTCAGGAATATGAAACGCTGGCTCTGTACAAACTTTACGCTTCTTAACAATAGAATCTTGCTTAATTATTCCCCGGGGAATATCTAGCTCATTTGACATGATATTTTTCCATAAGCTCTGGATTCTGGTAGATATTTCCAATGATTTTCATATCACCATCTTTACTGTCTTTTGCACATTGAAATGGCCATCCATTTAAATGTGGGTCAAAATCCCATCCTTGTTCAGTCCATTTTATAGCTTCAATAAATGTTTCAGTTGCGTGTCCGCCAATAAAATATCTTACTTCAACAATATCGCCTTCGTAAATCTCTTTATTGTTTTTATCTTTTAAACCCGTATATTGCATCACCTTAAATTCTTCATAGAATGATTCATCACTGCCATCAGCACTCTCACCCATAGATTGAGACATAGAACTACATAGGTCTTTAAACGTCCAATACTCCATTTCCTTTTCGCTTACTTCCCAGACTCTAAACTTAATATCTCTCATGAACTAATAGCTCCTATATCCCACATTAATTTAATAGACTTATTATCACTACACAATGAACGAGAAGCAGTTAAGACTATAGATGCATCTTCTTTTATTTCATTCATTGAACTATTTAATAGATATTGTAATGCTAAAGCTTCTTCTTTGACCAGCATCAATGAAAATACAGTTTCAGAATTTAACTCATCTTTGGTTAAGCTTGGGTCATATCCTATGTTTTTCATTCTGTCATGACTTCCCAGCCAGGATTAGACATAACTCTTATATATTTACCATCAGATATTAGGTCTTCGTACTTTGATTTTAGCTCTTGAAATTCATCTGACATTACTTCCAATAATCGCAATGCGCCATACGCTGCGTTATCATCTAATCTTTTTAATATCTTAATAGCATCAAAGAATGTATCTTGTAATAAATCCATATAATCACCTCGGTATATCTCTATATCCAAACTTCTGCATAGCCTTTAATCCTTCCTCAAACCAATCTACTTCTTTAACAACAGGCCCTTCTTTGAATATAACTGGTACATCATGAATACCGCTATCAGCTCTCCACTGCTGATGTAACTTATCTATGCGTGATAGATGAGCACCTGGAGAATAGAATATATTATTGAAAATTACTTTAGTCATCATCCTCTATCTTAAGCTCTTCTATCAGTTCTTCATATTGTGCTTGATAATCATCCCATGCATCTAATAAACCAGGATAATCATCTAGGCCGGAGAACATCTTGATAGCATCTCGTAAAGCAGATTCTAATAATCCAATACGCTCTAATAATCTGATATAAGTTTCTTCCATAGATTCTATTGTCATATCAAAATCTACTATATCCCATATCAGTTATAAGACTACGATACTTTTCAATAAACTCTAATCGCTTATCATTCATCTCGTCAGCCGTATGTTTACCAAAATGATATCCCATTATAAGTGTAAGTGCATCGAGAGGAAAGCTTTCTTTTACTTTCTCTAACGCATTAGCTTTAGCGATATTAGATTCCATATTCTCCATGATAGGTGCCCATACTTCGGCATCACAGCCAGAATAGGTATAGGCTTTAGGCTCGGGGGTCGTAGCTTCTACAGGAACAGGGTCTTCACTATGAAACTCTGGGTAATCTTTACCTGCCATGTCATAAGCTTCATCAAAACTAAAACCTTCACGCTGTTTACTATTGATAGACTTTAAATATGCTATATATCTTAAATGATTTAATTTTTTATCTTCATCCTTATTAATTTTTTCAAAATCGAATCCCTTAAACTCGGTGGCTATCGCGACAGGAACAGGGTCTGCTGTCACAGTTTCGAATATTAGGGATAGCTCATCGGCTGCGTCTTCTGTAGTTTTACGATTGGATAGCTGTCTAGACATCTCATCAGCTATCTGACCAGCCATTATTTCTCCAGCACTCTTTCTAGGCTCTCTAAGGCTAGCTATAAGTTGCTCTATAGAATCCTCAGTCAGCATTACATTACGAGGGTCTACAGTCTCGCCTTGTTTAGATAATCCCAACTTCTCTAATCTATTCATATTATCTACAGCCTTTCTAGCGATACGATTAGCTTCGTTATCTTCCCAGCCTGGTACGATATGCTTTTTAGCATCCTCTACAACAGCTTTCTCTAATTCTGGAGAATGTCCTAAATCATTCTGTTCTGCTGGCATCTTATAATGTCTATTCCCCATGGAATAATGCGTATCATCTATTAATGTTTCAAAGTTATTAGCAATATCTCTTTCTATATCGGCGGTTCCATCAGGTGTAGGACAACCTTCAGGCACAACTTGCGCCAATGGATATATTTCTCCTATATCAGCTGTCTTATGATTCCCTTCTACACCATTATTAGCAGCTCTATCAGCTATCGTTCCACTAACACTATCCCAAGGCTTACCCGCATGCTTAATACGCATACAGAGAACAGCATCTCCATCAGCATAGAAGCCATCAGAGTTACGAGGAATATGATAGCTCTCATCTATATAGCCTAAAGCCATCCAACCATCAGCGCATAAGCCTAATAAAGCGTCTTTATCGAATTCGAAATCAACAATCCTTCTACGAACAGCGTTCACGTCACAATCTGGTGTTCCTGTTCTGAACTTCTCTACTATTCTATAAACAGTTTTCCATCCATACTCGTACCCAACAGGTGCTACTAGCTTCTTAGCAATATGGATGCCAATAGGCTTCAATGGCTGAGGCGTATAAGGCTCTATAAACTTCTTCATAAACTTAGACTTAAACTCCGCAAACGCCTCTGTATAGTGACTACAGTAATCTCTAGCCCCATGGATAGGACATACCCAAGTCTTAAAGAATATATCTCTAGGCTCTTTAAAAGCTTCATGAAAAGCCTTTGTATCAATCTTGTATTGCATCTGTTACTCCCGTTTCTTAACCGCTTTAAGCTTAGGCGAATTAACTTCTTGCTCTAGCTTATCAGTCTCTGCCTGTAAATCTTCCAATTCTCTTAACATCTTCTCATTAATAAGCTCTGATTGTCTCATAGCAGCTTCCTCTCTCTTCCTGATTATCTCCATATATCTATCTATATCAGATTTCTTCCAATAGCTTCTAAATCTCCCAGATTTACCACGAGCAGCTTTAATAGGTTGAGGAAACTTCTTATCTCTTACCCATCCATTAATACAAGCTTGCGTATAACCTGTATGCGCTGATAATTCTTCTATATCAAATAAAACTTCTAAACTAGCCATTCTTCTATGCTCCTTAAGTTGTAGTCCACGTCTTTATGTAGGTTATACATCAAATCTATTTGCTTGTCAACTTGTTTTAATGCTTTAGCTAATGCGGGATTAACGGGGATGAGATTATCAGGACGATTGTATTTAGCGTTATGGGAGAAGGGTGCGAATTGTGATTTATCTTTATGCTTCGTCATCTAGCTCTACATGGACTTTAACTATAGACTCGCGTTTTAATTCATCTTCTTTTTTATTTCTAATCTTTTCTATCATATTATCAAGATATTCTTTTGCATCATCTAACGAAGAGGTAGAGCATCTTAAATACCAATCACATGGTAAAGGTGAGGAGAGACGATATTGACTAATATATAGCTCTTCTATAAAGAAACGTCCATTACCTCTTTCTGTAATACGCCATTTAGCCATTATCCTTAGCCTCGTCTTGTCCTGCTATCCCATGCTCTCCTTGCATCATGCGGGATTCCTCCATTTTAAGTCTACTTAAATCATTAGCAATCATGGTTAAGTTTCCTATCATTTTTACAGTTTCCTCGGACGATACATCCGTATAGAGTTCATCATTTTCCTTGGAGTTAGAAATCATAACCATATTAAAAATTAATCCATTCTTAGCATCTTTCAATACTGATTCTAAAGTACTAACTATGCGTTGTTGGCGTTTATCCATTAATCACTTTCTCCTTCTTCTTTGGCTTCTCTTTCTCTTGCTTCTTAGCTTCTATATAAGCTTGATATTCCTCCGCCTGTTTCATCTCTTCTTGTAATTCTAAGATAGCAGGGTCTAATGATTCAGCTCTTAAGCGCATTTCATTACGATTTAAATCTTCTACAGGAGTAGAATCAGATGATGAGCTAACATTAACTACCTGTATCGGTTTACCTTCAGCATATTCAAATGCCATTTTAATTAGGGTTGCTTTAGTAGAACATCTGACGCGGTCGCTTTCATCGAATATCATTTCCATTAGCTTATTACATAAACCAGGTAAATTATCTTTGAAAATATGTCTTAAATAACTATCAATTCGTTTAGTTTGTCCTTCGAATCCAGATTGCCCAGATGCAAAAGTTCCATTTGTTGCTCTAAAAACTTCTATCTTCTCTGCCATGTCCGCGGCCTGTAGGTTTCGTTCTGCCTTTCCCGCTATTATATCCAGTTATCATTCTATATTATTATCTATCCAACTTACAAGTTAATGCCTCTACTCGAGGCTGTATCAGTAACAAATATTAGGATACTACGTTCTATTTATCAGATTTTCGCCTCCCATCTCTAAGAGGCGTATGTCCAATTTATAAGAACACACTCACTTTATCATAAATAAATATTAATGCAAATATATTTTAGCTTATTCGCACCTCTTTGAAATATGAGAATCAAAGCGTATAGGTCGATGATGTAAGATAATACAGCTATAGATTACTACAATGATTAATTAAAAGCTATTGCCCCATTACTGAGGCGGGAGTTTTTAGTTATGAAGACTTTAGTTCAACCCCCTCGCGGGGGTTATAGGATGTAAAATACTTTAAACAATTCTAATATACCCAATTCCATCCGCTCTATCAAGCTTATCCCCTATCCTAAAATAGGGGGTGATTAGGAAAATATTAAGTTCAATTAAATTATCAAATACTTTTAGTCCTGTCAATAGTTATTAGCTGATGCCCCATCCCAATGAAAAGACAGGGCGTTTCTATACACATTTGGAATATGAACCTTAGCAGTTATTGGCCTGTGTTACCAGGCCGGAGGTTTCACATTTAAGGAATAAGGTTATCCCCTCCAATGTAGGTAAGAGGGGCAATAGAGTATTATTTAATCATTCTACATTAAAAATATATTTTTAAAAAGTGTTGACAAGATATTTTATTGTGTGTATTATCACCAATATGGAAACGTAACTTATATAGGAGCAGATGAAATGACAAAACAAGCAGCGCAACAAATTAGACAGGAACTAAAAAAAGAGTTCCCAGGCGTAACTTTTAGTGTAAGAACTCAAAACTATAATGTAGTACGGATTGAGTATACAAATGGCCCAACTGAGGAAGACGTAAAAAATATCGTCAACAAATATGAGTATGGTCACTTTGATGGTATGGATGATTGTTATAAATATGATAATCATAGAGACGACATCGAACAGACTAAATATGTGTTTGTACAAAGGAATATACCGGAAGAGATTCAGCAATCACTTTACGAACAAATGCGCATGAAGTGGACAGCTCTCATGGATACAACGAGCATAGACCAGTTTGTGCCAGAGCTAGGAACAGGAACCCCAAGACGATTCGTTAGGGAATTCTTGGCAAAGATGAATCTTACTAATGGCTTGCCAGAGGTAGCATAGAAATGAAAAGTGTCCAGTTTAAATTTTAACTTAGGAGGATGAAAAGATGAGTACAAATGCACTAATAGAGTTTTATGAAGTAAATAACGATGAAAGCTTTTATGTCTATCAGCACTGGGATGGCAACCCAAGTGGCGTAGCGCATGCCTTGGCAGATGCTTTGCCTTATGCGTGGCCATTGCCCAGGTTTGAGGCCGATGATTTCGCCTCAGCCTTTATAGCAGCCAATAAGCCGAAGAAGGGAGGGCATATTAGGCTCTCTCATGGTAATAACTTCAGGAACTTTACTTATAGTGTTACTTATAAGAATGGTGGCTTATGGGTAAAGGTTGAGAATGGTGACGATAAGCTAGACATCTTATTTGAAGGAAGCTTTCAAGAGTTCTGTCAAATGGATGTTCAAATGAAAATAGAGGAGGAAGCAGCATGAGTAACGAGAAAGAACAGGAAAAGAAACTAAAATGCACAAAATGTCAGAGTGATAATACGCAGTTAGTTAAGTTTTTAGCGGGTGAGGATTATATCAACACTTGT